AAGTTCCTCTCTTTTCGTGTGCATATCAATGAGCTTATTATACTCTTCTATGCTAATTGTTATTCGTCTTTCCATACACTACTTCTCATTATCGAATTTATTACAAACTCTTTCTATCTTACCAATTTCTAGGACATCTGAAAGCCAATAAAGAGGTTCATTCTCGCTGGCTATCATAAAAGCATAGTCCTCTTCTGACCAAATTACTTCACCTATAGGCTTATGCCCTACGAAATGTATTAGGTCGTGCTCAAAAATTTCTTTGCCTTTGCAGTCTTTCAATCCTGTGAACTGGCAGACTGTAGAAGGGTCAACTCTGTGCACTACTGGTATATCGGTAAATACACTATTTGGAGAACATATACGAATAGGAGTTATACTATGCACTAAGTCTCCTTCAACCCATTCTCCGTTGTCAAGACGTTTTGCCTTAAACTTGATATTTTCTATTTTCATACGCTATAATTTTAAATCACTTGCACAATCAGCAATGCCAACACTATATTTCTCAACAAACTCAGCCGAGCGTGCTGCCATTCCTTTAATCATAGCTTTTTTATGTGAGACGTTACCAGTAGTTAGAGCATCAGCTTCTTCGGCAATGTTATTAAACCACTTAATGATTTTGTCTCGTAGCTCATCTGTTATTACATATTCTTTCATAACTATTCTTCTTTAAGTTCTATGTGATTTTATAAACTTCGTCAAATCGAGAGGAAACTTCTTTTTAAGTTCTCTTTCACGTTTACGTCTCTCCTTCCTTGTGGGTGGAGGAACGTATTCATCTAAGAATGCAAACGTTTTCTTGCAATTAGCATTTAATACTGGAATATATACATCCAATAATGCCTTTAATAATTCTTCCATATCAATCTTCTTTAAGTTCGACTGGCTCATCACTCCAAGACAAATCTCTTCCGATGAGCTTCTTGATGCTGCCTTTAGGTAGCTCTATAGGTTCATCTTGCCAACTTCCTTCCATATCACCTTCCCAAGACTCTTTGTAATATCCTGCACGATGTGGCTTAAAGTTAAAAACAAGTTCTTCTTCGTGTTTACTAACACATACCCACGCCATAACTATTTAACTTTAACGTAATATACTCCATTAATGACCTCCACCTCATAGCAATCAGGACAATAATGTTTGCCATCTATCATTTCCCAATCAGAGTAGTCACCAATATCAACTTCTTTGTTGCTGAATAGTGCAGAGCAAGTATCTGTACCACCAAATACTTCTCCACATCTATCACAGACAATCTGATACATTGTAATCGGTCTATACATAAGCTATTCCTCCTCTAAAATTCCAAAGACTGTTCCGTCGGCAAAGGTAAATCTTTTCATAATTTTGTCCAAAGTAAAGCCACCGATACAATTTATATATATATTTTCTTCGCTAATAATAAGAGTAATTAAGGAACGACTTCCATCTTTCTTAGACTTCACCCACCCAAAAGGCTGGTGTTTCTCCATTTCGTTCCAGCACTCTTCTGCATCCTTGAATGGACGGAACTTTGGCTCTGGCTTAATTCGGAACTTGAAATTTTTAATCCTTTCAATAGGAAAATCTGTAACTTCTCTCCATGCTTTACTTACATCAGTAATACTGGAAAATTCGATAATTCTTCCTTCGCTGAATGCCTTAATGATAGGCAATAACTTTTTTACTTCGTTTCTTGTCATAACTTATTCCTCCAATAATTTAAACTCGGCAATAGAGTGATAAAAATCACCATTGCCATATACATCACAACTATATGATTTACCATTAACGGAAACCTCAAAATAGTTACCATCATCGTGTGTAATCTCTACCTCATTTGGTAGTATATTCTCCTTGAAGTACTCAGCAGATTGGATATTATCCATAGACTCCTCAGTTTCAAAGGCTACGCACTCTTCGTTAATTATATCTTCTATAATCATAGGCTACTCCTCCAACTTATCAATAGGTCTCCAATGAGTGATACGAGCCATTCTCCCTTTCCATAAGATAATGAAGCCATTACTATCTTTTGGGACGGTAGTGCATTCCACTCTTCTGTTTTTGAAAACATTATCAGGAGCCATTTTGCTTGTTACAAAGACTTCTTCTCCGTAAGGTGGTAACCCATCCTCAACAGATACCCAGTCTGACTTGGAGAGTTCTTCCAAAGCTTCTTTCAAACAACAAATGCAATTATTCAAATATGTCTGTCTATTTTCATATTTGCGTAAAATTGCTAAATGTTTTGCTTCTTCTATCAGCTCTTTAACTTTCTTCTTATTCATAGTTACAAATTAAAATATTTACGTATCTGCTCACCTGTCATGCGATATACCTCAGATATTCGGCAGTCTCTAATTGGGCTATCCCATGCACTGATATATTCATCATTACAACTACCATCAGCAACACGCTCTACGGCTTCTTCTGTTCCTGTCGCAAATCCAACGCTTATAAGTTCCTTTTCCTCGTCACTAAGCCCTTTTCCTTCCAAAGCAATATTTAGAGCGATTTGCAACTCGTCATGAGCCTTGTCTGAATAGCCTATAGCCTTATCAATGTGACTAATGATTGATTTCTCTTTCTTATCCATACTTCTATATTGTTTCTTGTTTAACAACTTCGTCAAGCCTTGCCTCCATCTGCTGAATGATATTATCTATTGTCTTGCCTTTATATTCGGCACAAATATTTTTGAGGACTGCTAGTTCGCTTGTTAATCTGAATCTGATTATTGCTTCCATACTCCTTTCTTTTTAGGAACATACTCATCTAACTCATCGTCAAACTCATAGCAGTCTGGACAGTAGTGCTTATCGCCAATCTCTGCCAATTCGCTTTCCATTGCTTGCTCTTTGGCAGTGCCTTCGTCCAACCAAGCCACAATGCCATTAAACTCATCAATGAAGGGCTTTCCGCATCTGTCACATACGACAGAGTACATTGTTACTTCCTTAATCATGATTGCCTCCTTTCGTAATCAAGTCTAACAATTCATCTACGAATACCCAATCAGTAAAAGTATATGCTCTAACTCTAATTTCCCACATTTCTTGATATGTGTCACAAGCAGTTTCATTTAACATATCGTTCATATCGTAGAGTTTAATATTACTATTAACTTTTGAGAATGCGAGAATCTTACCATTATCATTTCTAGGAACTTCGCTAGCGGGGTGACTCAAGTCCTTCAAGAACTCATTGATAGCCCACTTAGCACCATCTTTAAACAACTCAGCGCCAAATTCTTGGCAGAAGTGATGCTGACCGTCAACCTCTGTGTCTTCATTATAAGACATTATAGGCAAGTCTTGCTCATACAAGTCTGCTGCTCCTTGTGCAGCTTCTTCTATTTTCTTATCGTCTATCATAACTATTGTTGTATTAAAAATGTAAATATTAACGTTCAAGAAAACTAAGTAAAACAGCATGTTCTTTATATGCGAAAGAATCAGTTCTTCCCATTCTCTCAAAGCGTTGCATTTGCCTTTTACAATGTTCTATAAGTTCTTCCTTAAAAGATTCGTTCATACCTAGCCCTCCACGTTATTTGTTGTACCAATCAGTTTAGCTGTCTCCTCATTGTAAGGGATACAAAAACTCCAAGTAGCGCCTACACACGCATATCTGTAGTCTACATCTATATGGCTAAAGAAATCAGCACACCATGTAGAATATTCTGTATCTCGTACCACAACCTTATCAAAAGGTTTAAACTCGACCTTTGGCTTCAATTCAACAATCTGTTTCTTCACTGCATCCCAAGTCTTGCCTTCCTTTTCGAGAGCATCAAAGAGTTGCTGCTTTTCCGAGTCCGTAGCAAGGCGAAGTTCAATATCTCCAACATCTTCTCTGAATGGTTCTTCTAGAAGAAGCTCATCATTCTGGCAAAGAACTGCATGGAATCCTATATATGCCTCTTGTCTCGATTGGAATATAGCAATATGTGTACATTTTCGTACCACAAGGGCTACTATATCCCCATCCTTGAACTCTGGCTGCTTCTCAACCTCCAAGGTCTCACGATTGAGTTTGCCACCCAATTTTTCCTCAATACATTTGATAAAAGATTTCGCCTCCTTTTCTGATGCTAAAGTATGTAAATTGGTATCAAGAAAACCATCTTCTACCAAATTAATTGTCTTTGCATAGAAACTAGTATAGTTGTTATTTGCCCATCTATCGAAGAGTATCTTTAAACCTCTGCTATTTACCAACACATCACCCCTCTTCCATGAAAACTTCTCCCAGTCACGCATTTCCATAGAAGGGAATAATAACGGCTCTGATTCATCGAAATTGTAATATCTGCCACTATTAAAGAATTTTGATACTCCTGCATGATGTTCCACATTTATAATACTGTCCTCTACATGTGAAAAATATACATCCCCAAACAAAGGAGAATATAACTTCGTGTTTACTGGTTTATCCTTTAGGATTTCCGCTACACTAACTTTATAATATGCCATAATTTGAAATCTTAAATGTAATTAGTTGTACCATACATCATTTGGCATAAGAGCCAATTTCCATCCATACTCTAGTTCATACCTTAATATTTCAAGGTCGTGACTCGTTACAGATGAAAGACCTACAAACTTATTTTCGTACTCCATATCCAAACAATTTAGTTACCATACTTATAACGCAAATAATTAGCCTCTGAGCCGAAATAAAGCTCGGTATCGCTCATATTTGCCTCTTCTAGACTATTCTCAATATCCTTGTAAGAAGGCACGCAATCCTTAACTCTTTGGCAGAACAAAGGATATTTTGAAGAAACGTCTTCTCCGTCTTCATCATAGATATTTATCTTATCTACATTGTAATATGGATAAAAGGAAACATTTCCATTTGAATGGATAACCTTTCGACTCTTAACAGACACCACGATTTCGGCAGGTTTGTCAATTGCATCAAACTCGCAAGCAAAATCATCAAGCTGCGCCTCAAAAGCCGCATCATTAATCTTTTCAGATAAGTTTTCAAAAAACTTTTTCATTTTCTCATTACAGTTTTTAAGGTGTGTCTCACCTTTTTAATTAGTAACCTTGTTTCTTAATTACGATGCAAAGATACAAAGAATATTCGAAATATGCAAATTATTTAATGTGTTTCTTTTGTTATTTAACATACTATAATAATACAGACAGATAATTTACTGATGTTAACACAAAAATCCCCACCACTACATTATTATATATAGTGATGGGGCAAAGCACTCAAAGGTATTTTGTCTTTGGGCTACTTTTCTTCCTTATCTTTAATTTCAACGAAATCACCAATACCCAAACGTGCCTTGTTGATGCAAGACGCAATCCAACCAATCAAGTAGGCAGAAGGCTCGCCTCCGTGTTCCATACCAATAGCATCCTCGATGGCATCGCAGGCATGAGAAGCTTCATGGCAACAAATCCCCATCCTCATAGAATCCTTGCTTGCAAAATTAATAAATGAACAAAGCTTCTTATTCGACTTTTCCCTAACTTCATCGTAGGTTATTGCGTTAGAATTAGAGAAATCAACCTTCAAAACCTCACCTTTTCTACCTTCAAAACACTTGTTAGCGTCCTCTTGGTTCATTCCAATAGCGACACATAACATTCTTGGATAGATAACAGGGTCGTATTCGTAATATCCTTTCTTCTTCATACCTCATCGTTTTTATGTTTCTCCCACCCTGCTTTTGAAAAGGCATACCAAGTATCACAAATATCAAGAGCGAGCATGTTGCCTTGGTCAATACAAAAATCGCTATCAAAGCCTTCGATATGAACATACATCAATGCTATAGTATCATAAGGAACGCTACGACCTTCAAGGCAAGGATTTTTAAAATTCTTAGTCTTGTATAAACTTGTAACAATTGGCACTTGAAGAACGTCTGAAATATTCTCAGTGCTAATCTCTATCGACTTCTTAAACTTCTTCATATTCCCTATTATTTAAATTTCTCAAAGTAGAACTCAATTTGTCTATCAAAGTGCTCTTCGATTAAACCATAAGCAAGCGACATCTTTACTTGGAAAGAAGCCTTACCATTAAGCAATCCTTTAGCCTGTCTAGTAATCTCTGAGCGAAATTGTTCCAAACTCATATCACGCTTACGAAGATTACAAGACCTGCAAGATGGCATATAGTTCTCCATACAGTCATCGCCATGAAAAACGACAAACCTTCCCTCCTTGTCGCTCCACCGAGAGTAACAACCTCGATTCTTCGGAACAAGATGGTCAACCTGCATATCCTTATACTCTATACTCTTACCGCAATAAGCACAATGCCCATCGTATTTGCGATATATTTTAAGTCTATCTTCTTTTTTCATAATCGTTAATGTTACCTATCAATATGCCACTTAGAGCAAACCTTGCATAAGTAAGGATGCCAACCGAGTGCCTTTAACTTCGGATTCTGGTTCAAAAACTCCCAAGCATCATCCTCGCTTTCATAAGCCACCTTCGCCTTCCAAGATTGACCTTTTCTAGCCCAATGCTCAGGATCTGGATGCAAATGACAAGGAATATATTTATTTCTTTTCTTCATAACTTCTTCAGAAATTTAAGTTGAAACCCTTCTGCCTTTTTTATTCCTGGGTATAGTTCCGTCAGAACCTCCCACACTCTTGTCTTGTGCCGATGCCACATAGTTACCGGATGCACACGTTCACCACTTGGTAATACATAGAAATCTGCCTTAATGGTATCAATATGCTCATAGTTTGCAGCTTTATATATAGTTCCCTTGTTACCTATGGACGTATCGGCATAAGATATAAGATACTTGATTTCCTTATGCGTTGCCCTAATATACTTGTGCAAGAGAGAAAGGCAAATGGTTTCGCTATACTTTGGCATATCATCAGACAACCACATTCGGTCAAATTCCCTCACTTGATGGTAATCCAACACTTCGCCCTTCTCAGTCTTGATATGCGGTCGAATTCCATACCCAATTTGCATAGCACCCCTAATCTTTCCTTTGTACAATACCAAAAGATTCAAGCAACTATTCTTCGTTACCTTGTGTGAAAAGTGATGAGGAACTATGATTGCATCAGCTTGCGCCTTATCGCACTCCATCAGCTTTATTCCCTTTTCCTTGCACTCGTAACCGACAACAAATCCGCAGAGACCTAGCACTGGAGACTTGTTCAACTTTCTTCTTCTCATATCAATAATACCTCCAAAAATAACGTTTGAAATTATAAAACAAATTCTCAACACAAGCCTTGATTTCTCCTTTCCTTAACAATTGATTGCAATATTCAACCAATTCATCACGTACCAACCCACGCTTCGAGGCTTCATCCTTAATGGCTTTTATCAGAGCATCCGTTATCTCTTTATTCCCATTTCTTACAACTGTGTTACATTGAATAACCATACTCATATCCATTGTTTTAAAACAGACTTAATTGCCTACTCATGCTCTTTAATTCGTTATTGGTAAAATCTACTTGCCGCTGGTCTATTTCGAAGCCTATATACTTTCTTTCAAGATTAACGCAAGCCCTTGCTGTTGTGCCACTCCCCATAAATGGGTCAAGAATAATATCACCTACATTTGTTGAGTTCCTGATTAGAATCTCCATCAACTTAACAGGTTTTTCGGTCTGATTGATCAATCCTTCTTTATCCCTGCGTTTGTTGGTTGGAATAGGAACACTCAGAATGTCAGATGTGCCAAACTCATTAATTGGCTTTCCACCTCCCTTACGAAGCATAATGATATACTCCTTTTGGTTCATATAATACGTTCCACACACCTTAGTGCATTTATCCCATATTAAACACTTTGTGAAGTGAAACTCACTCCGTCCTATCTCATCTAGAAAGTGCATCAGATTATAGTCGTTACACATAAGATAGCAATGAGTCTTATCCTTTAGTACTCGATATAGTTCGTTGATATACTCCGAAATATCTATATCATTACTCTTGAATATCTTACCTTTTCTAGTTTGAGAATCCGTCCAATATCCACTCATACTACTGCGCCCACCTCTAGCTTGTACCGGATAAGCAACATCAGAGCATACTAGGTCTATACATTCATCATCTAGCTGCTTTAGAAGCTTTCGGCAATCACCTTGATAAATTCTATTTAGCTCCATCATATCACCTCCTAACTTTCATTACTAAATAAACTGTCTTGCTTTATCATTAATTCATTTTCTATTCTCTTGTTTGCTTTGTCGTAAAACTCTCTATTAGTTTCAAAACCAATAAAATTACGATTTTCTTGAATACACGCAATAGCCGTAGTTCCACTACCTATACAGCAGTCTAGTACAATATCTCCTTTGCAGGAATGCTTGTTTATAATGCTTCTGAAAAGACTAACAGGCTTCTGGGTAGGATGAAATCTCCCCTTATCACGACAGATTGGAAAGCTATATACTCCATTGTCATATTCGCTATTAAAGATAGGATTTTTACCTTTCACCCCACACACAGCGACCTCTCTTGCGTTTGTGAGATAGTTTGTCTTACTATTTATTGGAACAGGATTTGTTTTTATCCATTCTATAAATCTAATTTGTTTAAATCCGACTTTAATCATCGCATCCTTTACGACCCCAATCTTCCACAAATCATAGAAACAAACTATATATCCACCATCTTTCAAGCACCTGTAGGATTCTTTTATCATAGAGCCTATATCAAATGCTTCCTGTTTATCCCAGTCTCCAAAGTCGATAGATATGCGGAATCTATCGGTATCTTTACCAGTAGGAGCGGACTTTGCATAATTGGAATCCCTTGAAATTTCATATGGAGGGTCTGTGAGTATAAGCGAGACGGACTTGTCATCAATCTTGCTCATACCATCCAGGCAATCAACTTGATAAATCTTATCTATCTCCAGCATATCCAAACATATCTTTTTGATTAAACATTTCTTCTTTGATTCTTTTTTGTGCTACCTTGAAATATTCCCCGTCTAACTCAAAGCCAAGGAAATTCCTGTTTGTACGCATACAAGCCAGAGCAGTACTTGCTGAACCCATAAAACCATCAAATACCAAATCTCCTTCGTCCGATGATTTCAAGATGCATTGCATAAGCAAGGGAATTGGTTTCTCATTCTGATGTACCAATTTATCAGATGGAACTCTATCAAAGTCCCATACGTCCTCCAAACGCTTTCCGTTTATGGTTCGTCTGCCTTTATTCAAGTACAGGATTGGCTCGTAACATTACCCATATTGCGCCTCTAAATCTCCAGCCGTATGGTTGTTCTTTCGCCAAATGAGCACATTCTTAATGGTAAACCCTGCGTTCCTCGCTTGTTGCATAAAAAAGTCCAATGTTTTGGCACTACAGAAGATATAAGCAGCACTATCATCCTTCAAAATCCGGTAGCATTCGCTCATATAATCAATAATCAATTGCTCATTATCGTCATTGAGTATTTCCTTCGAAAAGCGATGGTCGTCTGCTCTCCATCCGGTCTTATAGGAGATACAATATGGTGGGTCAGTAACAATTAAATCTACTTTCCTGGTCTCTATTTGTTTCATTCCTTCTATACAGTCGGAATTGTATATTCTATCAAATTTAAGCATGTCAAATCTCTTTTGTAGCGTTAACATAAGCTTCGTGAGCCTCTTCTTGCGTACCAAAGCATCCGATATAAGTTTTCTTCTTACCTACCTGGTACTGAGCTTGCCATTTTCTTACACTCTTATTCCAAGTAACACCCAAGTATTCGGAAGAGGTTTTCTTTGCTATAGCAGAATAAATCACATTGTATCTTGCGGTACAATACTCCAAGTTATCTACGTTATTATTCGTCTTGTCGAAATCCTTATGATTCACCATTGGTAATGCATCTGGATTCTCCAAGAATGCCTGCGCTACCAAACGATGAACATAGAACATCTTTCGCTTTCCGTTTTTGTAAAGCCATACCTTCAAATAACCTTTTGGTGTCTTGCAAGGTGCGATTTCCTTTAATTGAGACGTTCTCCCAATAGTAAAGACATGTCCCAGCTTGCTAACATAATACCTTTCGTAATTCTTTATAGGCTTAATATCACCAAGAAACCTTGTTATACATTTATCTTTCATTGTTACCTCCTTTTTCAAAGAAACCTGAATATATGGCTTGCGCCTCCTTAGTGTCTAGTAAATCAATATCATCATAAAACCTTCTGTACACAACGCCCAGCTTTTCGTCATTTCCTGCTTCTCTTGCCATAGCTATTTGCTGACATGATTCCATTAGAAATGCACTAATCTTCTCGTAACTTTGCATCTGTGTCTTCTTTAGCATATCCATGCTTACAAAGGTTTTGTAGTGGATGATACGCTTTTCTTGCTCGTATTCTGTGAGTATAAGCCCTTCCGGAATAGCAAACACCACCCTTTTTGTCTTGTCGTCACTATAAAGCTGAACCGCACCTGTAAACGATGTATATATCTTTTGTAATATCTTTGCTATCGGCAAATCCTTTTTCAAATACCTTTCTGCATATCTCTTCAGAAAATGAACGCTCATAGCAAAACAATCCTCGCTATACCCCTCATTTCTGCTCATAGGAATATACTCGTTAGTTTCCTTCAGATAAATGAACACACCGGAAGCAAATACATCGCCATGTTTTACACCTACAACGATAAAATAATCGGCATTCGGTGTAGCAAACTCAAAGGTCTTTGTTATTTGTCTTACGTTCTGCTTTCTCATTTCACGTTTAAGCTCATTAGCTTTTCGCATCTGAAACTCATAGATTCTAGCTTCATCTAAGTTTCGTACTCTACGCATCTCACCCGAAGTCATACTTGCTGTTATCATGCGCATTCCTCCTTTTTAATCTTTGACAACCAACAATCCCAGATTCTCGCAGCTACATTCGCCATCATAACCGGAGGAACGCACATTCCGCAAGCAAACCAAGGCTTCATGCCATTAAAGTCATAATCCATCGGGAATGTTGATGCTAAAATCGTATCATGCGCTGAAATATAACTTGGATTATCAAAATACAAAAGCCTATCTTCCATTGCTGATATAGTATTGCATACTTTATCCTTTTTAAGAAACATATTATTGAACATAGAAAGACGATTATCCATCCGTTTGACAATATCACCGATAGAATTGTCTTTCTCGTTTCTATGCTCCCAATACTTCATCACTCCTTTTGGAATCTGTCTTCCACTATAGTCCGAAAACTCATCCAAGACAATTTCTTTCTCGTTGAAGTCCATATCTATCTTAGGTACTCGCTCGAACAAATCCTTCTGAACCATAAACGGCTTGCAAAGGTCTTTGCGTAATCCTAGAAAGAACACCCTAGGTCGATTCTGAGGAACACCCATATTACGTGCATTAAGCAACCAATGCTGCAAGATATATCCGGCATTATCCATCTGCTTGTAAATCTCTTTCACGTACTCGATAGCTTCACCTTGCAACAAACCTTGGACATTCTCAAAAACCACCACCTTTGGTTGTAGTTCTTTAGCGAGGGCGATTGAGTAAAAAGCCAAATCGTCAAGCCTTTGTGCTTTCTGACCTTCTCGGAATACTTTTTCCTTTCCCCAAGCCTTTTGGCGGTCACCTGCAATACTGAATACCGAACATGGGAAACTAGCATCCAATATATCCAGATTATGCAACTCTTCTTTCATAATATGCCCCCCCTATATTGATATTGGCAATCAGCTCACGAATATCACAATTGAAAGAATACTTGACATCGTGATTCTTCAAGTACATCTTCATAACCTTTGGGTCTATCTCGTTACAGGCTACAACATCGTAGCCAGCTAACTTATAACCAAAGGAACTGCCACCTCCGCAACAGAAGCAAGACATTACCTTACCTTTGTCTTTTGTGAAATTAGCATCTTTTTTAGTCCATCTATAAGGGAACTTGTGCTCGTTTTTATACATTTATCTACCATAAAAAACAATCGTTAATAAAAACCGATGTATAAAAATAACCACAAGTAATATGGTTGTAAAAAGGGTATCTAACCCTTGAATTTAGATTCTGTTTTCTTCGGCAATGCGTCTTAAATAATCATCCGCAGCGTTATCGTCTATTTTCGACTTAAGAGACATTCCTGTGTTATATCCTATCATTAAGGACACATTCTTGCTCTTTTTCTTGTTCTTTCCATATCGCAAGCTAAAAATCTTTCCTAGCCAAGCTATACCAACAATGCCATCTGATACAACTATTGTCGGCAACAAAACAAATACTTTATATATCATCGCTATCTAATTGAGAGTTAAAAATATATCTATTCTGATTCAACCAAAGCTCCACGTAGTCAGCCTTGATTTTCAGAAATTCTTCGTATGTGTAGCATTTCTGCTGCTTACCACCTTTGTTCCAATAATAGGCAACTCCTCCCATAGAAAAGAAGTCTATCAAGTCCATTTCCTTTCGCTCCGGTTCTTCACGCTTTTTCTTTTGCCTATATCTACTTACAGCAAGCAATATGAGACAAACGCAAAGCAACATGGAAACCAGTATCTCGAATATCAACCTTACGTCTTGCATCTTATTTTAAACACAAAAACACGAAACTACCGATTGCAAAGTCAAAGGAATAGTGACTCGGACTGCCTTTCGGTATAGTCCATCGGGTTTCGTGTCTCTAATATCTTATCAATTTCTTAAATCGCCATTTTATCCTTTTTTGTTCTGCGCTTGCAAAGATAAATAATATTTCGCTAACTTGCAAGCGTTTTAGTGCTTTTAATACTTTATTTGCATTATTTTAAACTTATCCTTTTTTGAAGTTCATTCCAAACTCTTCTTCCGTTACCTCATACATTACATCACCATATGCTACTCTTTGCTTGTCTTTTGCCATCAGTAATAAATTTCTATAAGGTATCTCTTTCACGACTTCTTGGTAAGATAAGTGCAGACTATCCATAAAAGATGCAATCTGTCCTAAGAGTGTATCGTTACCTATGGTCGTGGTTTTGCTATCATCCTTGCCGCACTCTTCGCCAAAATTGATAGCGTCTGAAAATCCTTTATAGAGATTAAGGAATAAGCCGTTTGTAAGCCATTGACAACCTCTTCAAGCGTTCCTTTAGATAATTCATCACTAATGGATTCATCGCCTTGTATGAATACGGATAACGCCTTGCAAGCATCATCCAAATTCTTAAGCATGCATAAGACTTCCGCTAAGGTCTTGCCCTCTTCGAAACTATCAAGGTATTTAGCCGCCTTGACCAATTTTATAATTGTAGGTGGTGAAACGTAATAAGCCCTTCCATTCACGATTATCGTTACGGTGTCCTCTCCAAGAATTGCATCCGTAACTAATTTACTTGCCTTACTCATGGTTCTGAATATTAAAAAAGGGGAACGGCATTAACACCATCCCCCTCTATCATTTGTTGCCTATGTCTTATTCTTGTTCTACAACCGCAGAGCCTTCCCATTGGTACTCGCCAGCCACACCATCGATCTCGCTTTCCATAGCAACGGCAGAAATACCCAAAGTGATATTCTTATCCTGCTGGTCACCCTTGGCAACGATAGCCGCATTTGAGAAAACGATGTAGTTCCCTGTCTTGGTCTGAGCAACGATACACTTGTTGATATTAGCCAAATCTTGGCTAGAAGACCAACCTACTGCATCTGCCTCCGTTGTAGTCTCTTCTCCAGTTGCCTTGTACATCTTACCACCCTGCAAGTCTACCTTATTCTTCCATGAAAAGACACCAATAGAGAATGTAATTGTCTTAGCACCCTCATCGGTCTTGTCACGATAGTAAACCTGTCCGTTCAGCTCGTTCTTGTACTCGGTAACACTAGGGTCATCCTGAGAATATCCCCATGTTCCCTCATGGCTGTTCTTAACCTCTGTAGCGGTTTTCAACCATGTAGCCAACTTAGCAGGTGTATTTGCCTCGGTAAGAGGAGCACCATACCAAATTCTCTTGATTCCAATAAATGGTTTCATCTTATCTTACGTTTAATGTTTCAAAATCAATAGTAATGTTTGCGTAATGGCAACTCAACCTACTCTCTTGCTCTATGCCGTGGGAGCGGATAGAATAACGATACCATACATCCTCTGCTTTTCCGACTTCATTGTCGGACAGGATTTCAATAGCCTTCTTTAAAAGCTCGTTCAACTGAGGATTAGCCTCGCCCTCTATATCTTTGAGCAATATATTTACCTCTATAGTACAATCATTGAAATATGTCTTGTCTGCACTCATACGCTTAGGGATGATGACTATCATGCCATCATCGGGAATCTTCTCACCGACCATAGGTTCTTCCCCATCAAGTCCACCCTTTTTCAGATGTCCTTTCAGTCTTCGTTCCATTCCCATAAGTTCCAAGTCGTCATAGATTACATGACCTGCATCTATTTCTGTTATCATCGCATATCCTCGATTTCTTTCTTGATATACTGAATACCCGAATCTATAACATCATATCCCCTAGAGGAAACATCTGACGCATATTCCGCTTTGTTGCCAAGGGTCAAGGTGTGGTCATGTACTTTACTATAGTTAGACCTTCTGAGATTACCTGTGCGGTTTCGGTAGTTTCCGTTAGTCTTATCAAGCTCAACGGCTGTTTTACCTAACCTGTCAAGAAACTCATCAACTTCCCTTTCTCCCTGCGCAAAGAAAGCGTCTATCTCATCCTTTATAACATCAGACATAGATACTCATATAACCAAGATAATTGCACTTAGGGGCATTATAGACCTTTCCACCTCCTCGGTAGCTTCCATCATTGGAATAGACCTTGACTTCATCACCTTCGGAAATCTGGCACTTGTCACAAACAATGTGATATTTCGGTGTATATATGCTACCATTATCGGTAGTGAAATGCTCGGTAGAGTTGTCATCGCATCGACAACGCCCCATTTCTTTCCATTCCTCAGAAGAGCTAATGACCTCGTTGTACTTGTTGACAACCTTATTCACGAACTTCTTCTTTAATATATGAGGGGAATATAACATAACCTAGACATTTACCAAATATCAGACTTATCCGTGATAGTGGAAAGCCCTAAAGCTGCCACCACTTCATTATCCGGAGCAACACCATATTTTCGGCAAAGCCACATATAGTATTGTCCTATCCTAGAGTAGTCCCAAGAGACAGAGAATCCATTTTCGTTCACATTGCTCATATATGGAGCAAGCATAAGTTCCTCGATTACGGAAATCATCGCCTTGCCTACAACCTGCGAATTATCAGACGTATATTCTTCGTCAAGGTCTATACCTGACGAAATATCTTCCAATTGGGCATCGGTAATATTCCAAGCACGCAACTTCTGCGAAATGTATTCTCTTATCTTCATGTGACATCATTATTTCTGAGCCTGACTCATAGCCTCAGCGATTTTCTTTGCAGCCTCCTGCTCGCTCTTTGCTTTTTCGTCAAGTTCCTTTTCTACATTCTCCTTTTCAGAAGTCTCTTCGGTTGACTCGGTAGCATCCTTTTTGGTGGTTTTCTCCTTTTTAGGCTTGCTCTCCTTCTTTTCCTTCAAGACTTCCTTCTTAGGTGTCTCTTCTGATTTTTTTCCTTCTTCCTTTACTGGATTTCCCTTTCCATCATTCAAGACTTCCTTTTTAGGAGTATCTTTAATTTCCTTATCGTCTTTTAGAGGTGCAGAATGGTTATCATCCTGCACCTCCAACATCTTGCAAAGCTTACGTTCGATAAGGGAGTTCATGCGTTCTTCGTCAAAGTCCAAGACTGCACCAACTTCATAGATGGTGTTAAAATGAAACTTATCACGGAACGGACTAATTACCTCACCTCTCATAAGCCTAACCTACTGCTTGTGTTGAGTCCAAAGAGTAGATAGCATCAACGTTATTCAAGATAGGAACAACCATTGCTTGTGAGCTGGTGAACTCACGGAGTGGGTCGTTTGTAGAATAACGACTAGCCAAGATATACTCATCGGCTGACTGATAAGTAACACCTGCAACTGGTCTTGTAGCTTCGGCTACGTTAGTCCAGAACAAATCACCCAAGTTGTCATAGCATGTAAAGGTCATGTGACCCTTAGCCCAAGGGTTGTGTGTTCCCTTCTTGCCGTTAATCTCGGTCTTGATTGTACGGGCTACACGTACCAAGTTAGTCTGCCACTTATTTTTGAAGATAGACGCAATCTGCTCAAAGCTCAAAATAGGAATATTGCTATCACTATTGATTGCAATGCCTTGATTGAAGGCAAACTGAGCACGAACCTGCTTGTTCTTGCCAAGCAACTTGATTGTGTAATCATCAAGATAACAAGTAGTGATGGTGTTTTGGTCGTCCATCGCCTTGTCGTAAACCAATTGAATATCATCAAGTGGGGTTGCGTCCTCTGCATCCCAAGCCTTAGCACCGTGACCGAACTTGTTCTTCTCGGCAAAACCTACGTCAATTCGAATACCTGTACCACCGGAACGGGTTGCCAAAGCTACACCTGTTGACAACTCACTGAGGAACATATCTTCAATACGCTCGTAAACCGCCTGAATACAACGAGGAAGGTCTGCAAACAAGTTACGCAAAATCTGTGGCTGAGGCAAACGTTGCGCAATCATGTTATCCAAATCCTTAAGCTGCTTCTCTGACATGTAAAGCTTCATACCAACCTTTGGGATTTGACCCTCAGCGGTTGAAACCTTGTCACGGCTCTTCAATGGAAGTTCTGCATCCATTGATACAACGTCAGCAGCAACTCGTGTGTATTCCGCAGTAATTGATGCCCAGCGTCCGTCCTGACTATATGTGTTAGTCAAGTGGTCTCGGTACATATAGGTCAATGCGGTCTGATTCTTGCCGTTCAACTTCTCTACAACACTTGCAACAAGCTGTGGGAAGTATTTATTGACCAACTGAAAATAAAGTGATTTTTCCATCTGTTATCCTCCTTTTTTAGTCTTTGTCCATAGTTGCATCAGACTCATCGAACTTGTTTGCATCCTCATCGCTAACCAAAGCAATCTTTGGCATAGCTGTAAGGAACGCATCCGGAAAGTCTGCACCATTTGCAGCCTTAGCTGCTACCTTGTTAACTTGTCCAGCAGTCATAATTGCCGCTGGCTCACCGTTCAGAATGGAACGATAGAGAACACCCGCATACTTGTAATGCTCCAATAGGTCACTGACAGTACCCAAAGCCTTATAATTGCCTGTGTCAATAGGCAATGGCTTGTAAGTTCCCTTACCATCTGTCACGATAACACGACCTGCGTAAAGAACTTCATCTTTTACGCCTGTCCAATCCAAAGCACGACCGCCCTTGATGTCGCCTTCCCATTTCTGGATAATGACGGAATCCTCACCAAAGACAATTTGCTTTTTCGTAGTCTTCAATTCCTGATTCATGTTTTTCAATTTTTAAAGTGACTGAACTAATGATGCGGCTACATTGTCAACGTCCTCCTTTGTTGGCTCACCCTCGCTAGCACGATAGCTGCCCCCGAATTGTGGTTGTTGCAACGCCTTGTAGTTGTTCGCTACCTTAGAGAGGTATGTTTCGATAGTTTCATCTGTAGCATCATCGCTCAGAGTGAAACCCTCGTTGATACGACTTTCGGGAATGCCCAACTCCTTAGCCTTTGATAAAATCTTCGCATCGTGGTCTGCCTTTGCCTTTGCCTTTACAGCAGCCTCTTCCTTAGCCTTAGCCTCATCAGCTTGCTTTTGGATAGTTTCTTGCAATTCCTTAATGGTCTTGCTTTGTTCCTCCATCTGTTCGTTGTAAGTCTTGGCTTGGTCTGTGTTCTTCTGATTCAAGGTCTTAATGAGTTCCTTGAACTCTTCACGTTCCTTGGTTCTTGCTTCCTCTGAAGCTTTCTTCTCTGCTGCTTGCTCTTCAAAGTACTTTTTGAGATAGTCCGGCATTTCGTTTTTCTTTGCCAATTCCTCCAAGCGTTTCTTTTCGGCTTCTTCAGCGGCTTTCTTGGCTTCTTCGTCAGCTTTCTTCTTAGCTTCTTCTTCAGCAGCCTTGCGTTCAGCATCTTCTTTAGCCTTCTGTGCCTCCTCGAACTTTTTCTTGGCATCGGTAACTCTGCGGTCATTGTCCTTTTGCAAGGACTCCAAAAAACTCTTTTGACTAGCAACCACTGTCTCGATGTTGTCATCAGTAACAAGCCCCATCTTATCAAGCATTTCGGCATGTGCCTGAAGAACTTCATCACCTAACCCAAGAGACTTATACTCTTGTTTTAGTAACTGGAAAATTTTATCTTTCATTCTTTCGATATATTTGTTAAAACTAGTGCAAAGATAATACGAAAAGAATAATTAACACACTAATCCATTTGCAAGTATCTCACTTTTGCTTAAAAGTGAGTAATAACGGCATTTTTAAGCGATTTAAGGCTATTTTATCACATAAACGAATAATTTTATAGCAACACAAAACAAAACACCTTATATAACAAAAAAACGCCAAATATCCTCACGGACATCTGACGCTTGTCGAATAAAAAGAACCTAAACATTAATCTTCTAAAAGTTTATTACATTTCTCATATAACCCAAATGATTCAAATTAGAATAGAACCGTCCATCACGCTCTATGAATTTACCGGACTTCACAATCTCACCATTATGCAACATTGCAAACTTAGAACCATGAGCTGTCCATTTGTTCATTTCTTTCATATGTTCATCAGAACCCCAACCATATTTCTTGATAGTAGGATAAATGAAACGTTCAAAGCAAATTTGACTATCTGTTTTATCATGCTCGGAGCAAATCGGGAGCACTCCATTATGTGCGAACCAATAACCTGCCTTGTAGAATGGATGGCAATTCTTGACACAGACAGATCCATGAGTAGCAAATCTAAAATGTATGATTACATTCTCATTTATATCTCGCTTCATCAATCTACGGATAAATGTAGAGAAATGCAAACTCTTGTAATGGTCAGACTCGCTCACAAAACCGCAACCATCAGGATTTCGCATATACGCTGCCTTCAGCTCATCTACAGATGGCAAAGCAACACCTTTCGGACATACAATAATAACACACATATCTTTACCCTTTCTTTTTCTTAATAATACTTTGATTTATTTGTGCCCTAGGGATTTAACCCTAGGACTGCATCAATTAATCGTTATTGGCTGCAAAAGCATCCTTACGGCTCTGGAAGAAAGCCTTCTCTTCTTTATTCAAGAAAGGTATATCTTCGATGTTCATAACCTCACTAGTGAAGACATTGTTACGAGACCAACCGACAAGCTTTGCGCAGAACTTAACCCACATTTCAATCTTCTTGTAATTAGTTGAACCTTGATGCTGGCGAAACTCTATAGTCTTGTGACGTGTATAGCTCTCAGCATTTACCTTGTAATATCTGTCTCCATAAAAAACGCTACGTCTTATATCGTAATTGTCGTGGCAATTAGAGAAATCCTTGTCAAGCAAGCTGGCTGCCCAACGGCAATTACCTCTTCTTGAAGGAGCCATGAAGCTATCAATCAATCTTTCAAGCTTCTGATAATTCTTGAAGACGTTAACATACTGCTCGCCTGTCAACTTAGCTGCACCAATATGAACGTGAAGACCACAAGTAGAATTTACTCTTGCACCTACGGCATCCAAAGACTTGATAGCCTTCTTCAAAGTTGCCATACCATTTGTATTGCCATTCAATACCGGACTAACAACCTCGTTAGGGTCAACATCACCCCCAACTGAAGCATCACTAACAATCTTGAAATAACTCTTGTTGTCGGTGTGGTTATAGCCCTCAGAATGAATATCAACACCATTCTGACGACCTGCCTCTATCAAGGCATTGCGCTCGGCATGAACACATTCAATCTCAACACCGAATGTATAAACGAATCTCGTTGAAGTAGAACCGCTAGGTACACAGACCTTCAACATATCGGAGATTTCTTTCTCACGAAGACCGCAAGCTTTCAATGCAACAATCTTTTCGTTGCGAGGCATCTTTGACTTCTTGATTTCGTCAATAGTCTCAATTAATGACTTCTTTGAACTTGCGAATGAAAAACCAGTCTGCTTAGACATAATGAATTGTGCTAGTTGTTTCGGGTCTTACCCCTTGGTGTCGCTCTCACCTTATTGAGTGAAACTTGTCACTCGGCAAATCAACCAACTTATCTTGATTGACGATGCAAAGATACGAATAAGTTTTGAAATATGCATGTTTTTTAATGTTTTTCTTTCGTATTTTAACCTTTCATAACTGTTATGCGGGACTTGTTAACATTTCAGCTTTTATTTTACCTTATTATATATAAAAAGGCTTCGATGTTCACACACCAAAGCCTAAAAACTCTACTAACTAATTACCAATTTTTATCAACTATCTTTTTAAATCATCACCAATATCTTCTTCTACTCCCAAATCCGGCAATCGGTCATACGCTTTTTGGTCATCACCACCTTCAGACTTGACACCTAACAGGTAGCCATTCCGAAAAGCATAATATACCACCTTTTCCATATCTTTAGCCGTTGCGTTATCTGTCAAATGCAACGTGGCGTACAATCCCATCAAGAACTTACGTACATCTTTTGGATATACCTTGTTGTTCTTTTCTAAAGCGACTGCCATTCTTAACGGACTTTTCATATTCTTCAATTTTTCGTTAAACCCTCTAATGAATCACAAAAAAGAGGCCATTCCGCTTGCTTCCCTAGTCCATAAGCTTATTCACAACTTTATTCACTCCATCTTTTTCCTACGTTACCCGTTGACAGATGTCCGAGATTCCAACAGAACAAACTTCACGGCTCTCTTCTTGTGTTTCATTGTGCCAACGGAAGGATTCGAACCTTCGACCCTAGGATTAAAAATCCTATGCTCTGCCACTGAGCTACGAAAGCGTAAAGGAATGATTGGATTTGCACCAACGCCCCCTTAGTTACCAAGCCAAGTGCTCTACTACTGAGCTACATTCCTCGTAATCTGACAAAGTTACTCGTGGTGCAAGGGAGATTCGAACTCACCGAACCCGCAATGGGAATAGATTTACAGTCTATCTTCTTTAACCGCTTGAATATCGCACCTTTTATGGAATTCATATCAAATACCACATCGTTGCCCCAAGCGGATTCGAACCACTAATGACAGAACCAAAACCTGTAGTGTTGCCATTACACCATAGGGCAATTTAGTACTGCATAAAGGATTCGAACCTTTGAATACCAGCGTGAAAAGCTGGCGACTTAACCACTTGTCTAATGCAGCAACTAGGGTCTCTCACCCTAATAAGAGTTTCCTTGTTATAGTCTAGCTGGGCTGGGTAATCTATAAACCATGCCGTAAACTCCTAAGTCTTGACTTATTATGGTAGAAGCGACCTCTCTGAAGGCCATCTGTTTCAAACACGATGCAAAGATAAGCATTTTTTCTTATACTTGCAAGCGTTTTAGTGTTTATTTATATTCTTTTGATGAATTTCACATCACTTATCCTTGCGGAGAATACCGCAAAGGGTTTCTACAAGTTTCTTTGCGTCATCACCTTTAATTTCGATAACATTTGAAACATCAGGAGCATCCTCGCCTTTCTGTTCCTTATCCAAACGCTTACGGAGAGCCAAATCTGGATTCTCAACCAAGATAGAGTCTAAAGCATAATTGCAAATGCGGCTTGCAAGTTCCTCGTTACCATTCGCATCACGCACAAACTCACTCTTGCCTTCAAGAATACCCATAATCTCATTGTACTCTTCAGCATTCTCACAATTTCGTGAGAGCATACCAATCACCTTGTAACGATCAATCTCAAAACTGACCTTTAATTTGTCTTTATTCATTTCTGTTTTCTTGATTTATAAATTAATTAATTGCGTCTTATATTCCACATGCTTTCAGCAGGGCCAACCATAACATCAATATTTGCTCCTTGCTTATTTGCTACTGTTTCAATCCACTTAAGGTTGATAAACTGACCAGCGGAAAGGTTCATTTCTTCCATATATGCCTTATCTGCCTTTGCCTTTTGTCGCTCAGCCTTTTCTCTTGCTATCTGCACTTCATATTCACGTTCTTGTGTCTGCTTGGCTTGCACGACCTTTGCCGTGCGGTTCATTTCATTAAGCTGTTCCTTGTTTGGGGTAGCTTTACCAATGATAACCTCCTTTATGATGATAGGCATCTGCTTTTTCTTTGATAGAGCATTCACATAGTCCTGCATCTGCTTGCGTATCTTGTTGTCAATCTGATTAAGCACTTGCCGATTCGACATCAAGTCAAATGGGGAATGCTGAGAAATATGGTCTCGAACCAGATTGCAGAAATAATTGTTGAGATTAGTATCAAACCATTTCTCTCCATAATTCTGCAAAAGTATTGGGGACTTGCCTTGCTCAATCTGAGTAATGATTACAGTATGGAAGTCAAGTGGTGTGTTATCGTCACTAAACAAATCATCTAAGGTAATCTCATGACGGACTGGAACAATCTTGAAGTAATAACCACTCGTTGACCACCAACACCAAGTGAGACCAGTCTGCACTGCTTGCTGTTCAACACCTCCATGCCCAATAAACCAAGGCTTCTTTACGATTACGGCTTCTTCGTCTGCATCGGGAGAAACCGAATGACAACTTGTAAGCGCACTCATGCCGAGTATCGCAAAACAAAACATTAAGATAATTTTCTTCATTCTTAATTTGATTATTGTGTTATATTATACCAAAAATTCCTCTCATAATAAAGTTCTCCCTTTTTCTCATACCGGATAGCATCTGACTCTTCACATAGCTGACGAATACGCATATACAAGCGTTTGTCCATCTCTTCTTCAAACAAAAGAGACAACTCCTTCCAATTGTCAACAACAGGAGCAAACCAAGGATACTGCTCCTTCACAGCTTGTAGCTCATCCAAGGTTACGTGTCCGTATTCTACCATGTCATAGCATCTACGGAAGTCACTATTGTCTTTGGGAATATTCAAATCTTTCTTTCGTTTTACCCCCATCAATGCACTCCACATAGTCATTGAAGAGACACCTGTATCACAAGTGGCTATCCACTCTATCATTCTTTGCTTGTTCATCTTCTTTTATATTAATCACGCAAAGTCGCTTTATTAGCTCTTCACATGCTTCTTTAGTTAAGATACAATTCTTGGAATCTTTAATGCCAGTAACCTTTTCACGAATAGCAGCATTCGTGTCGTACACTTCTTGTAGTTTTTTCTGAAACTCAATTACGTCTTCGTTGGTGAGTTTACCGTTCTTCTCAACAATCTTGTTTGTTATATTTTTATAAACACATTCGAGTTCAATACATAAACGAGTTTCTAACTTCATCATTATTGCGTGTACAAAAGTATCATAAAGTCTTTCCATCTTGTATTTCCTCCAAAAGTCTTTTGATTTCCTCGTTATCTTTATTCTCAATGCGAGCCTTTAAGATGCTCTTGAAAGCGGCATCCATTGCCTCGTATCTACTGGAATATTCCTTACCATCCGTATGACACAAGCCTTCCTCTACACACCATGATGTAGTTTGCCAACAGAACTTACCTTTCGAAATGTTTGCAACACAAATGTAGTAACCGAAATGCTCTAAAAGCCAATCTAACACCATATCATAGCTTGGAGCGGATATTGCCGGATGCTTACTATTCAACTTTAAGGCAGCAGAAAACTCAATATTGGATTTCTCCCACTCGGAATTTGAATAAGCGATATAACTGCCGTAATGCTCATTATATTTTCCACCCTTACGAATGCCACCCTTTGCTGTCCAAGGACTAGCATAAGCCCAAAATTCGGCTATCTTCTCATCGTAGCCAACCTCCTTCAGAAGCTTGGCTATCTCAAAAGGAACTACCTTTGGTTTTATCGTCTGCTTATTTGCCATTTTCCACCCTTTTTAAACTGAACCCGAATCAGACTTATCTAATTCATCAATTGCCTGTCTAAGCAAAGGAAGAACCTTATTCAAATCTTCGAAATCCGGTACGACTTCATTCACTCGCAAGATTGCTAGACCTAGCAAACTCTTAATCTTTCTTCTGTCCATTGATCTCGGCTTGTTTCTCTAAGTCTTTTAAATCTACCTTCTCAAATCGAGGAACTAGCTTACCATCTACCTCAACATTACCAAAGAACATTTCCTTTGGTCGCACCCAAACTTCATGCTGTCCGCACACTGCTTGATACGCAACCTTTACCTCAGAAGTCTCGCTATCAGTAACCTCTCCAAGATACTCATAGAAATTACCCTTGTAGTGGCGGTAAATCGGCTTACAGAATCCACCATGCAGCCAATCGGCTTTGTCCTTGATTTCCACGTACTCCCTTACCGCATCACACTTGCTAGACTTACTCAATTCTTCTACCCAATCAAAGAAAGCTTGCTTGTCCTTGACCTCTTCACTTGATACCATAAAGAGATAAGTGCAAAGAAGCATCTTACCAGCATCGGTATCATATTTCTTATTCACCTCTTCAGCTAATTGCATCATAGGTGTATCTAAACGATAATTCCAACTCATAATCTATCCTTTCTTACTTTTAAGATTTGCCAAATCCTCTTTCAAACGTAGATGGAAATTATCTTCTCCATCATCACCGGAAAGAAGCCAGTCTATTCTTTGGGCATAAACCTGAGCCTTCTTCAGAAGCTCAATACCCTTCTTGAATTCCTTGATAGTCTCTTTAGATAAGCCATATCTGTTAGGCATCGTATGATGATGCTTTCTAACATACTTGTCTTCTTCCTCCTCTAGCCATCGGTCTTCGAGAAAGCATCTTTCATCTTCCTCATCCAATGGATGACCATCAACATAATCTTCTATCTTTGTGTATATGTCAGCAATCCTATACTGAGCATAATCAAAACGTCCACCACTCATAGTCTTTCAACTTCAAAAATTTGAACTTACTTCAACGCACTCAACCTTGCTTCTAGCTGTTGAATGATATTGTCTATTGTCTTTCCCCTATAGTCAATAGCAATGTCCTCCAAGACTTCAATCTGAGCTGCAATTTTAATTCTATCTCTTACTTCTGTCATAATCAATCTTGTTTATCATGATGCGGTGCTTGCAAAGTTGTAATGAACAACATAAACATAACCGCCATACATCTTTCCAATAGTTACTTCAACGTAATCAAAGATGATGTCGCCATCCATCTTGTAAGAAACCAAAGGCCCAGTAGGGAATGCGTTGTGCTCTGTATAGTAACGATACACTTCTTGTGATAGTAACTGCTTGAATACATCAACCTCACCGTCCTTTGAAAAAACACCTTTAAACTCATCTTCATTGTCGATTGCAACAACTACTCCAAGTTCTTTTCTTACACATACACCTTCGTTTGTACCACTTTGCTCATTATACAAGACTGGTAATGTGTAAACACCTCTCGATTCTTCCATATGCTTATTCTTAATTTGTATTTTATTTTATCCTTCCACTTTCTTGCATTGAGCTAAATCTATTGCATACGCCCAACGCTTAGGGACAAAAGACATCGTAGGCTCAAATCTATCTGCACGTTCAACACATACATCTTGCGTCCGGTAAATCAATCCGTCAGAGCCTTTTACCTGCAACTCAACTAAAATAGTATGGTCTAGCATCGGGAACTTATCAATATCATGCCAGACTTCACCGCCTTCAAGGAAGGTAGGCTTTATATGGTTCATCTTTACCACAAAGTACTTCATGTAAAATGTTTGACTTATATTCGTTAGTTATGGTCTCGCAGCTGCCAAAGCACCACAAATCCTTGGATTGCTCCTTGTGTAACCTTGATGACTTTATATAATAGCCATTGTTGACATCATAATGCTTACGTACCATGATATTGTCGTTTACCACTCCGACCTCATCATCCGTAATTACATAGAACATTCGACCATCACTAAACGCTTTCAAGCCTTTGTACACTCCATTAGAGACAACCATCTTTTCATAGCCATTCGTCTCCCAGTTGGCATAATCCCAGATGGTTTCCAAATCATCATCATTCAGAAGATTATTATCAATAATAACCTTGCCGATAACCTTGAATTTGCCATCTTGCATCATTGCCTCAACTACAAATTCATCGGCAGCGTTGAAATCGCTAATCTCTATGGGTCTCATAATACTTGTGTTTTATATTCTCGTAAATCACCCTCTTTGCAGCCTTTGCTCTTCTGTTATTATCAGAAAAAACATCATCATACAAAGACATATCTTCACTCTCAAAAGCCACATGCTCACCTTTGTAGCAAGCATCAAAGCGGCATCCTTTTTCGGACTTAGCCGCAGTAAACTTTATCTTACCAAACTTAATCTGCATAAGCCCTATCCAAGAAAATAAATTAATGATACTATTTCAAGAGCAAATAAAAACGCTAACGCATTCTCAATTGTGAATACCTTTTTCATTGTTTCAATACAGTTTTACGTGTGTCTCACGCTCTAAATTTATATTGTAAGTGGATTTTATATCCCCTTTGTTATTCTTACTTTAAAACTCGATAAGTTTCGTCGAAATCGTGAAAACTCTTCAAGTAACCTTTCTCAGTCAAAGAGTTTAAAATTTCTTTCAACTCATCCTTGGTATTATCCAAATCGAAATCATACAACTCAGCAAATGTAAAGTACTTGTTACCACCAATTACATCAGCCATCACTTCGATGTTGCCATAAACCATTGTCTCTTTCTTACTCAATCTAGTATTCATAACGAATCACAGTTTTTACGGTGTGTCTCACCTTTTTAATTAGTAACCTTGTTTCTTAATTACATTGCAAAGATACAAAGAATTATTGAAATATGCAAATTATTTAATGTATTTCTTTTATATTTTAACGCTTATTATATATGTGGACACGAAATTAACTTTCTGTAGCAGAAAAAGCCAAAGAATCCACCATTTCGTTATACATATTACCTCTATGAGCCTTAACCCAATGGTATCTTATCACCTTGCCTTTCGCTACCTTATTATATATAGGCTGTAAGTCTCCTAACTTGCAAGCCTGTATTCTCTCTATAGCCACTTGGCAATCCACATATACATCAACAGAACACAAAGGAGGGCAATCACCCAATGCTTGAATGACCGCCCTTATTTCGGCTCTCACCGAATCGTTCACTTTGGCTGTGATAAATGTATATTTCCCACTATTGATAATCGCTCCCTTATGAAGCAAAAGCCAACCGCAACCACACTTGTTGTTCTTACTAGAGCCATCAGCATACACTTCATAGCGCACACCTTTAGCCTCATCAACAATCATCTGAGCAACAACCTCCAAAGAGTCATTGCTCATCACATTGGCTATTTGCTTGGCTTTCTTCTTCATAAGCGATTAAATCAAACCTCGTTCCTTGAACTCATTCATCAATGGGGTTGCCAAGACCTCAATATCTGGATGAGGCTTTCCGGTAGTTCCTTTTGATCGCAAATCGAAGAAATGAAGCCAATCACTCACGAATGCAGTATGAATCAACTCCGTGTTGGTATCAAGAGGAAGTATCGTTCTCGCATCCTGTGGCTTAAGACCATCATCCTTGACCAAAGACAAATACATCATTTCGCATACTCTATTTGCAAACCACCATTTTTCTACCGGACTCCAATGCTCATAACTACCGATGTTCTTTGATAGGTCAACAAATGTTCCACCATCAAAAGACGATGGATTAACCGCATCATCTTCGCTAACCCACTTTGGCTTGTTGATAGCAATCTCTCCTCCGAACTTATCTTTACTATAGTTGCAATATCGGGTGCTTTGTTCCGCTACGGAATCTACACGATGTCTGTTAGCCTCTCTACTTACCGCAATCTGAGTAGTAAAGCGGACTGTTATTCGCTTCTCATGCCATTCCGTAGGCTCGCAAATATAGTCCAAATCCTCAAACCAGTTATTTTCAACTATCACTCTGTAGTTGGTTGTGATATAGTAGTCGCTGCCAATCTGCATCACCTTTGAATATTTGTTCTCACGATAGTGCTTGACCAACAAAGACTCCGGTACAAAAAATCCTTCTTCATAGGCTACATGGAGATAAATCGTTCCATGCTCACACATGGCAAGATGATTGCTGCTTACCATACGCTCAACGAAAGGCTTTGCGCTGTCTTTATCAATCTTCATACTTGACGCATAGCAAGTGCGACCACACAACTCTATCTGCTTATAAACTCCATCCATGCCCTCACCTTGGGATAGGATTTCATATCTCGGTTCTAATATCTTCATGTCCTTATAAGTTTTAAAATTCGACCACAAAGATAGCTATTATATTCCACTCTACCAAAAATTAGCACTCAGTTTAACAACACTTATCTATATTGTGAAAAACAAAAACTTTCAAGATGGAAAAGAGGAGAGCGCATCATGCCTTCCCCTCCTTCTCGATTATATATCAATATTACTACAGTTGTTCTAGTGTGTCTCACCGCTTGCAAACATATCTCCTTGACTAGATGGCTTGTAACCGATGATTTCCAACACCTCCCCAAACTTGTTGTCATACCACTTTGGAATGGTTTGTCCAGGCACATCCTTGTAGATGTCATTCAAAGCATACTCCAATCCTTTCTCTGTGACGGAATAGTACTTGTGAACCTTGCCGTGCGCACCCTTTCGGGTCTTCTCTTCCAATAAGCCAGCAGCCAATGCCAGCTTATTGAACTTGATGGCTGATAACTCAACACCACGTTCTTTCAATAATTCACTGACTGCGTGCGAAGCACCATTCGGAGCGTGGACGTAATCGGGAACCGGAACACCATAAGGCTCTGCTATCTGACTCACCAACTGCAAGCGTGCGGCATCACTATATCGCAACGAGTCCATTACCCAATTAGCAACCGTCAACTTGTCTTGCAAGAAACTTTGCTGAGGCTTCATTTGCTCGGCTTGCACCTGCTCACGATGCTTAATTTCCAACTCCTCCCAACGCAAAACCAACTTCGCTCTTGCCTCATCATTAAACTTGGTGGCAATGTAAAGACTCTCACGTTTGGTAAGGGAATAGCAAGGTCTAGTCTCTCCCTTTTGGTCTTGGTAATTAACGAGCTTAAAACCTAGCCCGTTAACCTTTATCCACGCAGCCTCCATCTTACGAATAGACTGCATAACATTCTTATGCAACTTATTTGTCATAGTTGCAATTTCCAACGAGGTGATTCTTTCTTCTCCATCACCTGTCATACCAGTTTTCACGCTACCCGATGGGAACACTGGCGGATTCACCATCATAGGGCTTAATTTGTCTTTCATCTTTAAAACTAATTCTTTTATTTCGCTTTATTTACTTTTTAAATAATGACTATACAGTTGTCTTAGTGTGTCTCACCATTATTATTTCGTTCAATCAAAGGCAAGATACCTTTCTCCTTTAGAAACTCATAGAGAAAGAAACGTCCTTTCTGAGTCCACTTCGTGTTGTATTTGATGGTTTGTTTTCCATCATTATGCGTAATGGTCACTGGCTCGCTATTCACATATCCCTTATCCAAATATTGGCGGTACAAGACCCATTGGTCAGAAACCTTGTGCTGGATACCATGCTCATGCAACAATTTGTTGAATGCTTGCGGACTCATTCCGTAATCCTGCGCCATTGATGTAATCACGCTTGTGCTCTTGTTCTTCATCATCACATCGAAGTAAGTAGTCTTAGGCTTCATCGTTGTAATCTGTGCGCTCAGTCCGACAATCTCCTGCGATGCCTTGGCAAGTTCCTCCTTCTGCTGTTTGTTTTCCAAGTTCAGTACTTGGTTCTTCTCGAACTGGTCAGCCCAAGCTCTTGCTGCAATAGCTGGATTGGTGAAATCGGGCAAAGATGGAACACTCTGCATTCTTACCTTCTTCTCAACCTCTATGAAGTACTTGCGAATCGTCCTACCTTTCTCATTGTTCTCGATCATACACAACTCCTTCGCCATATCCAAAGATAAGGCATACTCAATACGACTTCGCCCACCATTTGAGTTTTCCATAATTTTGTGGAAAACTTCAAAATCTTGATTTTCAACGAATCCATACTTTTCTATGCGATTTTTAATCCATGTTGAAAAGTCTTGCTTACTGCCCAACTTTTGGTGCAGCTCTCTTGCATTGATAGCTTGCTTACCATCACGTTCTTCTACCTTGATGAGTTCAAAGCCTTCAACCTTGATTTCCTCACTCTGATTTACGAATGCTCCCAGCATGGGTGAATCATTCAAATTCTTTTCTGAAAAATCTTTCATATTATTTAATAATTAATATTTAATGCTTGGCTGTGATAGAAACGGAAAGCCCCGCCCATCATATTGTGAGAGAGGATGGACAGGGCTTGTGTCAACCGTCCACTATTGTAGAGCGATGGACGGAATGACTGTACTCCACGCTTGGAGCAAATGAAAATATATTAAATATTAATTATTTCCAACTTTTTGCCAGTCGTGCTCTCTCACTTCACAACCTTGTTATTTCGGTTGCAAAGTTAATGCTTTTCTCTCTAACTTGCAAATGCTTTAGTGTTTTGTTTAAAACATTAACATTCGTTTAATATTGGAGGACTTCTGCCCTCGCCAGCACGACCAACTTTCAAGGCACGGTGCTGCACATTACTTCTTGTTTCCATTGCTCACGGAATTAATTGTTAAACATCAAAGATAATGTGCAGTTTATGGTGTGCCTCACCTTATATATATCTTATGCCACCAAAGATAGCATTTCTTTTGATTGCATCTGAATCCATTGGCAACCATACTTGCGGAAATAGATGTCTGAATCAAACCTCTTGCAATCCACGATAATGTAATTACCCTTATACTCAAATTTGTGGTTTCGGGTCAATGGGACTAACAGGTACACCTCCATGTCCTTTTTATCCAACACCAGTGTAAGGTCAGTACCCAATACATGTAAAATAATGTTGTCTTCGTCGTCACACAATACACCAATCTTCTCGTTGTAGCTCACGTAAAGAGCATCCATCAAATTCTTATCCATATCTCTTAAATGTTTAATGTTCAAAGTCCGGTGCAGTTTAGCGTGTGCCTCACGAAATCTATTACAAATCACACTCGTATGAGTATTGCTTTTTCAGTTTGTTCAATGCATTCTCGGTAACGTAGTAGATGTTGTCGAAATACTCGCTTTTCTTGATGCTTCGGCTTTCCTTCAGCTCTACCTTGTGATTGAATGTCACTTCGTAGCGGTTAGCGATGCTTGTAATCAAGAAATCGACCTCACGCTTATGTCTGTCCAGCTCGGTCTCTTTATACTCACCACGCTTGATAAATGCGTCCTTGTTCGTCTCTTCGATGGTTGCAATCATATTGCCTTGCATCACGATAATCTTTGCGCTCATATCTAGTTTCTTTTTAAATCCTTAATAACCTTGTTAAGCAACTCGAATCAAGTTGTAGTTCTTGAATTGTCTCCACTCGCCCTTGACTTCATCCCAATACTTTGTGCAGTCCTTGCAAGCGTAACCCTTGCCGTTTGGAGTGTAGTCAATATGACTCTCCATCAAAGTGCCGAAAGCCTGACGAATCTCACCATTCATTTTCTGAAAGTAGAACTCAACGACCTGCTTCTTCATGCGAGCCTTCAGCTTGATAACCTGCCAAGCTTGCTTCAAGCATTCTACCCAACTCATATAAGCACCTTTAAGCTGAAAGGCTCTGTGTGCCATATTCATTACTTCTCTCATCATATTCTTAAATGAATTAGCCATAATCTTTCAATTTTAAACGTTAAACTTAAATTACTTACTTTGCAAGTCCGATGCTCTCACGCAAGAAGCTCTTAGCCTCATCGTTGTTCATATTGAGCTTTATTGTTATCATATTCAACATCCTATCAACATCTTTTTGGGTGTTCATTCTGTTGCTTACGAACTCTGTCATAACGAACTTCTGAATCAAGTTTCTTCTTATCATTGAAGTAGTCATATTGCTATACCGTTTTACGTGTGCCGAACACGGAGGCGCTGCCTCAACTAAATTAATAATGTTCTTGTGACCTTTGTTTCTTAATCACGATGCAAAGATACTAAGTTTTATCCTAACTACCAAATGTTTTATTAAGTTTTATCCTAACTTTAACCTTTGTTTACCGATTTAATATACAAATTAAGATTTATTTGCATTGTTAGGTTAAAAGCTTAGTTTTTCATAATAAGTTTGGCTGTTTGCGAAAATATGTGTATCTTTGCAACATCAATAAATAAAGTTAGAACTTAATATATAATAAGGTATGGATATACGAGGCATAATTAAAAGAAAAGGCTTTACGCTTACTTATGTAGCGGATAGGCTGACTAATAAAAAAGGTGGTAAGGGAGTTTCTTTGCCATCCTTGATACAAACTATTGATGGGAATCCAACTGTAGCCAGTCTTCAGGAGATAGCAAGCATTATAGGTGTAACGCTTGCAGAACTAGTTTCCGAAGCTGATAGTTCAGATTTCATCGCCTTAATAAAACAAGATGGTGAATTGTATTCCGCATCATCCATCGCTGAGGCTAGGGACGTGCTGGACAAGCTGGAAAGTGTTAAGTAACGTAAGGAACATTCCTTGCAAGTATTAATAATTAAAACTTTAACGACTATGAATGATTTTTTCAATTTGAGAGGTGCAGCGGTATTCCGTGTTCTTTCGTTTATTAGTACAGTAGCACTGGGGTTAACTATCTTATTGTTTGCCATCGGCTTGATGATGGGCTTCTTTGGAGAGCAGGAGACGAAGGCGATAGGATGGGCAATGGTTGGATTCTCAATCTCTTCCTTTATCTCTTGCCTATTCATGTTCGGCTTCTGTTACCTGATTAAGATAGCTAAGTCTTACGACAAGGACAAGCAGGAGGATAATAAGGAAATAGTATTCCAATACAAGGGTTACAAAGGCACTTTCACAAAGGATGACAATACTGGAAGGTTTGATGGCCACATCATCGGGACAAGCTATTCCTACTCTGGTTACAGCCTTTCAGAGACAGAACTTGCATTTCAAGCGAGAGTTGACGAATTACTGGAAGAAAAGAAACTATAAAAAAGAAAGAGGAGCGCATCATACGTTCCTCTTCTTTGTTTTATGCATCGAAAGCCAAGAACAACTCAATGTCGGTTCTAGGATATACTTTGTTCAGATTATCCATAAACTTTGCCCAATCATAATCTGACACCACAACCAAAGCATGAATGGAAGAGAGATACTCCTTCAGTTTTGGTATTCCCTTCTCTTGGTTAATGAACTGATGAAATCTCTTTGTACGGTTTCCATGCTCATTCTTTGGATTCCTCTTGTCAAGTTCCTCCATAATTGGCGCTATGCGCTCATAGACAATATCTCTTATCCAATTGCCCATAACACCAGGCATATTCCTCGACTCATGCCACGTCCAGCCCCTCATCTTGTATATGTCCATAAAGAATTGGTCGGGGAACACCTTAACCCACTTCGCAGCCTCCTCTAATAAGAATTGATTAAAGAACGTTTGCAGCTTGTCCTTAACCTCGCTCTTTTCCTTATCAAAGCCTGTTGCCTCATCTACCAATGCGATGATACCAACCCTAGCGAATGCACGCATGAGGATTTCGCATTGCTCGGCTATAATCTCTTGTCTAGGTGATAACGGAATGTTCTTACGTGCCTCCAAAAAAGCATCACAGATGTCCGCCAAAGCGGTTGCCTTATAACCATGAAGAACCTTTCCATTATCGTTACACACCAAAGGTGACAAGTGGTCCAGTTCTATGTATTTGGAAATAAAAGGGTTAAGAGATTTTTGATTTAAATATCTCACTAATCTGGTCCCGGCAGTTTGCTTACCATCTTCCGTATCTACCATCTTTAATGCTTCTTGCATACCACGACCAGATATTACCCTAGTTCCGTTGCCCAAAATATAACAAGGTATCTTGGTGCCATTCAAGTCAAGTTCTCCACGATATTTAACCATATTATCTTTATAGTACAGGTCTTCGACCTTAACACCTAGGATATTGGCTATCTTCTTCATGGTCTCCTTTGTTGAAGTGCCATTAACAATCTTGCTAACACCGACCTCCGTCATGCCTATCTTTTCAGCCAACGTTTTTTGAGACATTCCTATCTCTTGTAAAATTTCCTTTATTCTGTTCATAATATAAAAGTTTAATTATGCTTGCAAATATACAACATTTAGTTTAATAACCAAATATTCGTATTAAACTTTTATATTTATTTAAGAATATAAAGGGTATCACGTAATATGACACCCTTTATAGCTTTTACAATCTACTCATCTTATCTTTTAATTCGTGAATATCATTGAATGCTTGCAGCATAGGCTTATGCCATCGCTCTTGTCGCTCATCAATCGACTGTAAGTACATCAAGCTTTGTGCAAGGATAGTCCTACCCTCATCAACCGCTAACCAAATGTTACCTACATTACCCATAATAGTATTCACGCTAGCCGTTAATAAGCTACCCTCTGTACCACCATCACGAGCCGCAATAGCATCCAACTTGGTATTTATGAGCTTTGCTTCCTCGTACGTTCCCTCTGTGGCGATCTGCACCGCTGTGAAACGACCATTCAACTCTTCTCCTGTATCTTGGCTCATTGATTCAAAAGAACCGGAAGAAGCGGACTGCTCGTAAGATTGCTTGTAACCCGTAATATCAGCAATATTATCACGAATAGCCAAACCCTCTTGAACTATCTTATCATACTCTTCTTTAAGATTATTCAATTCGGTTGGCGTGAGCTGCCTTCCTCCATTCTCCTTCATCTTGTTTGCCCAGCTCTCATAAAGAGGCTTAAGCTTTTTATTCATAAGGTCTCCCAAAGCGAAGTTAAGCATCGACTGGTTGAGCATTGTAGTGAAGTCATTAGAAAAATCCTTTGCAGACTTACTCATATCCATAAGATTGTTTATGAAGTCACTCTTCATCGAATCAAAGGTTGTTTGAGTCAAATTCTCATTGATTTGCTCCGTCAACTCCTCTAGTTTTCCCGCCAGTTCTGTATATTGCTCCCAATATTCCGTCTTATCATACTTGCCTTGGTCGGTCATGTTCTTCCATACATCCGCATTATGTGTACGAATGTCAGCCATCTGCTCTGGAGTGAGCTTGTATATATCCTCCAAGGAATTGACCTTGTTTATCGAAGAATTAGTATAACCACCCCTTATCTTACTTTGCTCAGCCAAAGTCTTATTGATTGCCGCATAATCTTGTGCAGAAAGATTCCAATAATAAGCATTTGAATGGTGTGCCCCATGATACCCCATCTGTGTTTTGAGAATATCCATCGTTTGGGTGTTAACCTGTTTTTGAGCATCGTAAGCAGCATTATAGTTGCTGACGGCTGTATAACCGGAAGATTTGTCAATAGACTCTTTTAACTTATCAATGGAATACATCAATCTGTCATTGCTCTCGGTCAGCTCTTCTGTTTTCTTCGCAACTTCTGCACCATTACCTCCGCCAATACCGAACATCTTGCCCAACGAGCCAATGGTTTTTATTCCATTCATAGCCGCACCTATGTAGTTTCCGCTTGCAAAATCAGAAAAGGCTTGTGTTCCACTGTTCAATGCATCCATTCCGTTATTCACGGCTTTACCAAAGCCTGTGTTTCCGAGACCCAAAGCATCGACTAACCCAGGAAGGTCTTTCAGCTTCTCTTGGATTTTCCTCAAGTCTTCAGCCCGTTCCTTTATAGTATCATGCAAGCTCTTCTTTGCAGCATTCTGCTTTACCTTGGCTTCTTCCTGTGCCTTTCCGACTTCCTTCGTAGCCTTTCCGACCTTAACCTCTGAAACCGCCAAATCATCAAAAAGCTTACGTAACTTCTCCGTTTGGCTTACACTGAGATTCTTGGTAGAACCCATAAGTTTGTCCTTATTGGCAGAAGTGATATTACTGGTATCTATGCTAACCCCACTTTCCGCAAACACACCTTGGATTTTTCTCCTTTGGCTCATGTTATCAGCCTTGGCATCAAACTCCCCCTTTCTAGCTTGTGCCAATCGGTTTTGCGCATCCTTCGCCTCATCAATAAGCCTACGGTGTTCACGGACTGCATCATTAACCAATCCCCATCTATCCTTCTGCTCTGAAATCGCATCATCAATCTTGTAGATTTGGTCAGATACGGTTTTCATGTCATCAATTTCCAACGTACCCGAACCAAGCAACTCCTTCATTTTCTTACGAAGGTCTTCAAGATAAGGAATACTCAATCGGTTCATATCCTGAAAGACAACATCCCAATTGATAGAATCCTTGAAATCCGAAAAATTCAACTTCTTCAACTGGTCGTTCATCTCCATTTCAGCGTTCGCTGCACCAAAAGTATCTCCCTTTTCTCTTGCAAGGTCTATCTTGTCCGTGTATTCTTTTAGAATAGCATAACGTTGTTGTTCTAAGCTGCCGTATTGCTTCATGAAATCCAACATGTCCTTTATCTCCGCTTGCTGGATTTCCTTCAGCTTTAATTGCCTCTGTTTCTCAATCAAGGCAATTTGGTCTTCGGAGTTCTGTCCAATGGTCTTCCCAAGATGATTACCCTTGTCGTCAACCATTTGTGTGCCCAATACCTCTTTGCGGTATTCCGCATCGGACTTACCCTGTTTCCACATGTTGGCTTTACGACCTTTTCCCGAATTTACCCAAACGATCTGGTCTTTCTTCTTCTTTGCCTCAACGAGTTTGTCAATAGAATCCTCTATAGCCTTTTTCTCCTTGTCTGAAGACATATTAATTTGAGCAATCTCCTTTTCGGTCTCATTCTTAATCAATTCTGTTCTTCGCTTTGACAACTCATCACTGGCTTTCTCCGAATAGGATGAAATAGACTTGGAATAGTCTTCCTCAGCTTTCTTGCGTTCATACGCTCTTGCTAGTGGGTCATCCGTTGCACCTGTTTTCTTAGGTGTTGTTTTCTTAGGTGTAGCTTTCTTTGTCGTTTCCTTCGGCTTATTTGCATCGGCTTTTCTTTTCGCCTCTCTATCTTTCAGAATAGAACCAGCCATAGCGACATCAAGCCTATTGGCATTTTCGTCTCTTAGCTGATTTCCTTGCTTTGTCAGCAATTTACTTCCTTTATGATTAGTTCGGTATTGCTCTTGCCTATTTAAATCTGCCTTACGTCTATTAATCAAAGATTGCAACTGCTTATCCGTTAAAGATTTCATCCAACTTGGAATTTCTGTATCATCATAATGGATTTTCAAATTTAATCCATATTCCTGATTCCATATAGAAATAAGCTGGTCTGTTGAGGAAGTTAAGGCATCTATGCTTTGTTTATTTTGCTGAGCTACCCATTGTGACCTAGCCTGTGTATTATTCCAATCTACATTTTCAGCAGACGCCTTCATTATCGCATCCTCTGCGTTTTTATAACTTATCTTTAATTTTGCAAGATTACTCGTATGCTCCAATATCGAATGGTCAGTATTCTCTATAGTTGCTATATTGTAATGTTGTTTTTCTAAGAACGAATCAATAGGCGCAAATGTCTTTTTAACTGCATTTGTGTAAATATTAAAAGCATCTATATGCTCCTTGTAAGACAATGTGCTATCATCTACTCTTTGCTTCAACTTAGCCAGCCTATCTAAAACCTCATCTGTTGCTATGGAATTATACATCATTTGTATTGATGTTATATCTTCCTTATCTACATGTTGCCCACCTTGATACCAATGACCGGATAAGTCTTTGCTAAAATTGTCATCTTCTTTGTTTCTTGCTTCTGTATATTGGGAAGTGGCAGACATTAAAGCATTAGCCTTTTCTCTTTCAGCATTCTCCAATTGTAAGGTTGCAACAAATTCATCATGCTTTCCTTTAAGTGTTGTTAAATTGTCCTTTTCGGCATCACACTTAATCCCGAACTGCTCGTATGTTTGGATAAGTTCTTCTTTAGCTTTGTTGTAAGCATCAGTTCCTTCCTTAGAAGACCTCATTACGTTAAGCAAGCCATCAACTTTCGCCCTTGTGTTTTCAGCAGAATCTCCAAAATGCTTTGTGTCAACAGAAATATCTTCCTCTTCACCTCCGAACATTGCAACGGCACTAGCAAGCGTTGTTACCAATGTTATAATACCAGTAATCGGATTTGCAAGCATAGCAGCCCACATTCCCTTTAAAGCCATAGTTGTGGATTTTACCGCATTACTAAGCATTAATTCAGCAGTTGTCATTATTTTAACACTTGCGGTATGGATGGCATTTTTTACCGTTGAAGCAGCTGTAGCTAAAGTACTAGCCTTTTTCGTAGTCGTATTTGTAGCTTGACTAACAGAATTCAACTGCGTTTGTAGTGTTGCTTGTCTCTCTTGTAATTGCTCACGAATAAGCGCAGCTCCTCTTTGCTGACTTGCAATTGTCGAAACATTTGTTTGAGCAGTATTCACTTTCTTCGCAGCGGTGGCCAAACGTTCCTTTGCTTCTAGTGCATTCACGGCATTACCCTCTGCGTCAAAAGCTAAGTTTGCACCATCAGCGGTTTCCTCAACCAATTTTTGAGCCTCAGCAAAGGCATCTTGGGCATCTTGCAAATCATTCAAGGCTGCTGTATATTGTCTAGCTAACTCAATATCCCTATCATCAAGATTTGATATTTTCTCTGTGGTTGTTTTCAAATCTTCTTTAAGAGATTCTAGCTTTTGTTGACGAAGTTCCTCTGTCTTTCTTTTTTCTTCATCAAGCTCAATTTGGCTTTGTGCCGTTGCTTGTTGTTGAGTCTGTAAGAGTTCACGTTTCGTCTCTAGCTGGGAACGCATTTGTGCCGAAATAACGCCCTCTTGCTCGGCTGCATCTAACCTTGCCTTTACAAAGTCATCGGAAACAGATGTATCTCCAACAATACTTGCCAAGTCTTGTTGTTTATTTACTCGCTCTTGCTTTTTATCCTTACCCAGCGACTTGTAGTTAGAGTTTTCTAGGTCTTGCAAACGCTTGATTTCTGCGTCAATTCCCTTCATCATATCATCGGCTTTTTGAGCTTCCTCTGCTTTGCGAATAGAAGCAGCCGCCATTAATGATGCACGATAAGAACCAACAGCTACTGTAGCAACGCCAATAACTTTTATTACCTCTTGCCAATTCTCTACCATAGCAGAAATAATTGACAATCCACTAGAGAACACGCCCTCGGATTTTTTGCCGATTTCGTTAAACATCTGTTGGATAGAGTCGCCAATGTTACTCCACTGACCCTCCAATGTCTTTGATTGTTGCTCCATCAGGCCTCCGAAACGACCGCCAGCTTGCGTCATGTTGGCGATAGCTTCCTTGAAGATGTCTGATGTGACTTTTCCCTTAGAAACAGACTCTTGAACCTCAGTTGTATTTTGGTGTAAAATTTTACCCAACTCTTCTGCCAAAGGAACACCTCTGCCCATAAACTGACGCAAGTCCATTGTAAACATTCTTCCTTGCGAAACGGTCGTTCCGTAAAGATAAACAAGGTCTCCAAGCGGAATGTTCAAGCCCGAAGCAATGTCACCTAGCTGAACAAGAGTTTTATTAACATCTTTCGCTTCCGTTCCGTATGCCAAAAGTTGTTTTGCTCCGCTCGTAATACTGGACATGTCAAAAGGCGTATGAGCTGCCGTTTGGATAAGTTCATCCATCAATTGTTTAGACTTATCCGCACTACCAAGCATGGTATTGAAAGATATTTCAAGTTGTTGGAATTGAGAACGAGTATTAAAGATACTACCTGCCAGTTGCTCAAATCCTAAACCACCAAGTAATGTTGCCGAAAGCATGTGAGCATCACCCGTTACCCTTTGGAACAAGCTAGACATGCCCTCTCCGGCAGTTGGAGCGGACTTCATGCGTTCTATCATTTGGCTCATGCTATCGGTCAACATATTTGTTGCCTCTTTTGCCGGATTTGCTGAACCTGCATACAAAACATACTCATTCCGCATATTCTCCAAGGTCTGACGAGCACCGACAGCACCTCCTTCTAGGTTCTTCAGCTGCGCAGTTTGACCTGCCAAAGAACCTTTCAGATAGTCAATATTCTTCTGTAAAGAATCTATGGATGACTTATCCGTTGTAACTCCAAGAGTTAATCTCTTGTTAGTGATTTGCTGTTGGATTTTCTCTATTCGGTCTTTGGTAGCTTGCATTTGAAGTTCATAGCTATAAACTTCCCTTGCGGCTGCTTGCATCTTCTTGTTAAACTCAGAAGACATCACGTAAGCGGCTCTTGAAGCTGCTTGCGTTAAATCCTTTAAGCGATTACTTGCATCTGCATATTTTTCCGTCAAATCCGCAACAATAGCTGGGTCAGTTGACTTATTGGTCTTCAACAACTCAGCCCTCAACTTTTCGCACTCGGAACGAAGTTTCGTAACCTGCTCGAAATTCGCTTTGACATCGAATCTTAATTCTGCCATTTTTTATAATTTTATTGGCAAAATTAATTAATAATCAAAGGAATAACGAAAGAATAAAGGCGTGCTATTTCACTAAAGATTTAAGTGCAAAGAATAAGGTCTAGATACGAAAAAGCCTTCCACATTCACATGCAGAAGGCTCTGAGTTCTTTATCTATTGTAACAATGAAGCCACACGCCTAAAAGGTAGCGGCTACCAAATCTTTTTTTATTTCATTCATACAATGTGCCAAACGTTCATAAGTTTTCTCGCCAGCTTGCTTTATGCCTTTACTATACTGACGCATCAATGAAGGATTGACACCTGCTCGTTTTGCAATCTCTGACACATTGAGGAAAGAGAAATAATTAAAGAAAGATTGCAAGTCATACTTGTATTCAAATTCAACGTCAGGAAACACTTCTCCATTCTCTTTTGCATCCACTTTTGCCAACGCCAAACAATCCATTAAATCTTGCTTCGCAGCGGCAACAGTTTCTCCACAAGAGTTTAAGCCAACCTTACCTATGCCATTTTCGGTATGACACCAAAAAGACCCATCCTTGGCTTGTTCTACAATAACTTTAATCTTCTTCATATATATATATTCGTTTATCTTCTTAACAAAAAAAAGAGTCCTTTAAGCAATGAAGAGAGAAAGGTGGGGATTACTCCCCAACCAATTCTCTTAGAATACTATGAGCGGTGCCAGTGGCGACCTCTCTAGCGTGTCTTGGCACGAATTGAGACTTTCCCGTTTTTGGATTAGTCCATTTTTCATGTCCCGAACCTTGTCGAGACAGGAAGCATCCCGCTTCTCTCAGTCTCTTAATCAATTCGCTTTTCTTCATTGTTACAAGAACTCTTTTGTCCTTAAGACAATGCAAAGATATAACATATTTGTTATACAACCAAATTTTATGGTAACATTTTTGTTATATTAACCACAATTAACAAAAAGAGCCACCCCAAAGGATGGCTCTCCATACTGTACTATACTTTACTATACCATACTGCACTTTACCCTACTACACTAGACTTCACCGCACTCCACTACACTTCACACCACTTTTCTGTTGTACACTGCACTTCATTTAATGACTTCTAGCTTATAAAGCTATTGCCTTATGTATAAACGTAGCTACCAATATCGCTAATGTAGAGAATGCAATATGGAAGCTACAAAACCATTTCTGATTTCGTTTGCAAAGGTAAGCATAATTTCTGAAACTCGCAAACTATTTAGTGTATTTCTTTGTTCTTTTAAACTTTATTTTCTTTTAGAAACCTATTTTAAAGATTACGCTATATTAAAATAGAACCATCATTTTAAATAAATCCAATTTGTAGTGATGTTACTAAACGTATAACTTTGCTTTTTTGCCTTTTGCGGTTCTTTGTCAAAGTCTGCCGTAACAAACAAATGCGTTCCGTATAATTCCATATTCATTGCTTTTGTTCTCTCATCGCCCTTATCTTCTTCCAATGGGGAAACTTTAGCCAATTCGCTATCAAAAGCATAAAGTTTAAAGAATAAGTCTCCTTTCTGTTTAGAGTATTGCACCAATGCGCCATAAGGCTTTTTCACAAGAACAATAGCATTATTCAACTCCCTGTATTCATTACTACAGGTTTCTACGATTTTTTGCTGTTCTTCATTAGCATTTACACGCATCTTTTCCAAATGTTTTCCTAATGAGACATATACGCTATCTAAAATCTTATATGCGCCATACTTATCATAGAAGGCATATCGAAAAGAAACGGCATCTTCAAAACCGGAACAAGGAACGATTTCATTCTTTGCGTTCATAGCCTTTTTATTCATTATAGCAGAATTCCAATTGATAATAAAATCCGTTGCTATGAAATCCAAAGAATATATCAATCTATTACTATTGAAGCGATAATCAGACAACGCCTTCTTGTAATTAGCCATTTTTTCAGCCTTAACTTGACTGAAATGGTACATATAGCCACCAATGCCGCCACCTATCACAACGATAGCTACGATGATGGCAATTATCAATTTCTTCTTCATAACTTCAATATTTTACAATATGTTTATATTATTTCCTTATTTACCTCTTAGACCCACAAGCACTTTTATGTTAACATTCAACGACTTGTATTTTTATTACAGAAGTATTGTTATTTTACTTTTCGGCTTCATTGTACTCATAATCCCAGAGGAACAACTTGCCTTTGACGTTTCTAATCGGCTCATCGAACAATTTAGCATTCTTCAAGAACCAGTGATACTGAAAATCTTCAGCAAACGCATCCGGATAAGCCTCATGGAATTGAATATCATCCAACTCTACGCTGCCGATAATGGCTGACGTTGGCAAGTCTTTGAAGTCTGGAATAACAATACCATGCTCTTGGCAATATTTCTTCATTGCGCTCTCCTGCCATCCGTCAAGTTTTTCGGGTTTGGCTTGGCTTGCATGAATAAGGAAACGACCACGGAACTTTCTATTCCATGTTCTGTTTTCAATGGTCTTGCAGCCGATAGCGATTAACCAGGCATACGGCTGGCGAACTGATAATACTTTCATAAGCTCATTGTTTTGTTGTTTACATTCGCAAAGGTAATAAAAACCTTTGAGAAATGCAAGAAAACTCTAATTTATTTTCATATTTTCTAAAAATAATCTTGAAATAGCTTGCATCCTAAAGGCGGTAAGAGGTTAGATCCTCTTCCGCCTTTTCTTTCTGATTCTGTCCCAATCCGGTTTAAGTACATCCATCGTGCCGACCATCGCCTTGTACTTGTCTCCAAGTTCACCCTCGTTCATAGATGAACGGAAAGTGTACATCTTGTATCGTTCATGCTCAGGAACATATAATCCCACCATCAAGGAACGGATTCCATCCACCTCCTGCTCCGGTGCTATCAATACAAGCCCCTCGTTCATGCTTTCCAACTTGAAAATCTTTGAGGTGACAACCTCATAATAATCTAGTACATTCATATTCTTGTCTTCTATAATTAGTTTGTACGTTCAAGCACTTCAATATACTGGATAGAGCTACAATCAATATATTTACGTGTAAACACTACTGTACTTCCACTCCCAATCATAAGTGTTCTGTTCTTTGTATTGCAATTGAAAGAGGTTTCACCACCAACACTATTGAAGTCGAAACTTATCTTTGCCCCACTTACCAAGTTGATAGTTCCACTAAGACCTTTGTCCTCGGCTTCGCCCAATATCACATTCACATGACCTGCATCCATATTCTTATCTAATCAATTATTATAAACCTTCTTTGCTAAATATGCGAATGATGGAATCGCTATCAATGTAGTCTCTACTTCCATCCGTATCAATTATTGTCACAAGATGTCCCTCCTCGTCTAAGATAATATCATCTGTTATAGTAAACTTCTTTATATGCTTACTGAAGTTTACATGAGATACCTGTCCATTTGCAAGTGTAATCGTCACAAGGCAACCACACTCCTTCGCATCTTCTAAAATATTTTTAACAACATCAATCTTCATAGCTTTATTATTTTAATTCTTGTTCTACGATGTCGAAATTATCCCACGTTTCTCCTTCGCTGTCTGAGATATGGAAGAAAGAATCTGAGATATTGCATAGATAATCATCGCAATTCAAAACTCGCTTGTAATTCTCCAAAGTGTTCATCCCTTTGTGTCTTATCGCTTTTCTTGCCTTATCTATGGTAGAGAAGACTTCTGCGTCAACCTCCACTGCTTCACCCAATCCATGTTGGTATGAAGATATTACTACATATAGTTTCATAGCTTAAACCTCCTAATTCCTTACGCAACCTTAAATAACGTTTCTTTGTCAATCTCAATCCACTGAGCACCATCCTTACGGAAGAAGATTTCACTCTTGATATGCTCACCATCCACATCAATACTATTACCCTTGCAGACAAATGTGTGGTACTTTGCCAAAGGTACAAGAAGATACATTTTGCCCTCTCTTTTGCGTTCTACAAGCGTTTTGTCCGTCCCAAGGATAATTGATACCCTTTCGTCCTTATCGTCCTTTAAAACGCCTATTTTGTCTGTGTGCTCGATATAGAGCACATTCAAGAAATTCTCATCCATTTTCTTACTCCTCCCATCGAAAAGCGTTAGTGTCTTTTACAACCTTCTTGCTGTCTTCGTCCCACATATAACCATCCGTAAACCATTTAGGGGCTTTACCATTGATTACACGTTTCGCCTCGGCTATGCTAGCATAGTCCGGTTCAACTACATTATCAATGCGAACGAATACCTGACCGAATACGTCCTCCACCTTGGTAATATGATGCCCTTTGTAGAACACTTCTTTCAAACACTTAGCAATTGTCTCCATATCTTATACTCTATTTCTGATTAAAACCAAATTGTAGCATCACACCATGTGAAAATATCCCAATGATGAATGTTATCATATATCACTTCTAAGTTGTTCTCTTTTACAAACTTCACAAACATATCGTAAACCTCACCATTTACGAACATATCCATAAAGCCATCTTGAACATTATATGGTTTTACTTGTACACCAATGTTCTTCAACTCACTAACAATCTCAGAATGTAACATATTCGATTTTAATTTAAAAGTCCTAAACTAAAGGGGTGATTAAATAGGCTCACCCCTATTAAAGCCTCGCCAAACACCTTAGAACGTGTAAATATCTTTATGCAACTCGCAAGAAGTTGTAAGCCTTGAATTGTCTCCAAGCACCCTTTTTTTCATCCCAATAGCGGATGCAATCTCTTGATGCTGCATGCCCTGTGCCATTTGGAGTATAGTCAATGTGGCTCTGAAGGAGAGTACCAAAGGCTTGTCTTACCTCACCATTCATCTTCATAAAGAAGAACTCTACTACCTTGGTCTTCATTGCTGCCTCAAGCTTTACGACCTGCCAAGCCTGTTTCAAGCACTCAACCCAAGACATTGAACTTGATTTCAACTGATAGGCTCTATGTGCCAACTGCATTACCTTTCTCATCTTGTTCTTAATTGAAGTTGTCATATCCTCAAACCGTTTTACGAGTGCCGACTCGGCTGCATAACAGCAATTAATAGTTAAACTTTAAAGCCTTTATCTCTTAAAGACATTGCAAAGATAGTAGTTTTTTCTAATACTACCAAATGTTTCTATAAGTATTTTCTAATATTAACACTTATTTAACATATATAAGGTTTTTCTAAACATTTATTTGCTATTTATTAGCCGTTTCTAATATTTAACTCTTTTTCTTTGGTAGTATAAAAGAAATAAGCTATCTTTGCAGCAAAATAAATATTAGTATTCACTTATATATAATAAGGTATGGACTTAAAGAAAATAATTAGAAGTCATGGACAAACCATTTCATCTGTAGCCGAAAAGTTAGGTATAACCCAATCGGCATTATCACAACAAATCAATAATGGTTCTATCTCGTTTGCAAAAGTAGAGCAAATAGCCAATATTTGTGGTTGTTCGCCATCTAGTTTTCTTGCGATTGATGGTGAAACCTTATCACATCCGGCTATCATCTGCCCTCATTGTGGCAAGCCTATCGAGCTGGAGATTAAGGCAAAGGAGGGGAAATGATATTCCTCTCCCTTTACCTAGAAATTCAACGAAGGCATATTACCATTTCCGAAAAGCAGTCTGAATGTCTCCTTTCCCTTTGGTGTGATTAGTGTTCTTGTACCTACAACTTTGTCGTTTCCCCAGTCTTTCACCTTAAACAAGTCACCATTGTATTGCGAATATGGCTTAATGTGATTCTGTTTATCACGATAGACGTATTTCTTCTTAATCAAGGTTTTGATGAACAGATTCTGCTTCATACCAATCTCCTTTGCTGTATCTCGGAAGTTCGTAAGCAAGCCTTTGTCAACTAAGTTGTCAAAGTATTCTGCCTTTGGCTGCATTTCCTTGTTCTTTTCCTCAATGGCTTTCTTCTCTTCCTGCTCCATTATCCAACGCTTCGCTCTCTCAATTGGGTCTTCAATCTGATAAGAATGTATGATGCCTTGTGCTACACAATGAAAGACCTTGCGGTACACTTCAAACACCGGACGAACCTTGCGAGCAACAAAATATTCCAAACAAGCGGAGGTGAGGTGATAGCTAACCTCTTTGTAACCACCTGTTGCAGTTTTGCCATTTTTGGCAATACTGATAAAATCCACATTCTCAATGAAGTTGGTCTTCAATGCACGCACTGCCTTTCCTTTCTCTGCATAGCAAAGTTGCCAAACTTCATCAAGATTTACCGGATATTCCTTTCTCTGCTTATCTAATTCCAAAACTCCACGAAAGTAACTCTCCAAATCAGATGAAGAACTTTCTTTTGTTAAAACAATCTTACTTTCCATTTGTTTCTTCTTTTCAGTTTTTAACGTGTGTCTCACGCTCTTAAACTTTGCTAATCTTTAAGTTTCTCAATTATATAGCCACGACCTGTATAGGTGCAAGACAAGCCGATATACACTAGCTGATGTAAAAGCCACAATTCTTCAGTGAACGGCAATCTATCACACTTCACAAACTCATCTTCATCCTCAAAATCGGATGCCTTTTCCAATATTTCTTCCTTTGTCATTGCTTATATTGTTTATTCTAAAATCTATCAAACACACCATCCACAACGCCCAACGCCCAACTCACATTCTAGTTCATTACAGATGTCATAATATTCTTTATCCGTTATATTATAGCGGTTTAGTACTTCCTTTGTTGGAGGTTTTGAATCAAAGTGCATATCGGCACAAGCATAAGGCTCTGCGTCTTCATGATGATGGTCATATGTATCACCAAAATCATTTTGTTCAGCATCCTTTCCATTAATGGTGAATACCTCTGTACGGCAAGGTAACGCATGATGCGTTTTTATCTTTAATTCCATATCTTAATATATTTAAACTACTATTCAAAACTAAAAATTATACAATGCTCTCTTAAGTTTAATCCTAAGTTCTTCCATCATTTGCGACACTTTATCATAAGAATCGTAATATCGCCCGTAATTATTGTAATTAGACCTATTTACGCAATGTAGCCCGACAATAAGCAAATCCAGCTCATCATCAGTCAAGGAAACTTTTTTCCTAAGCTTACTTCTTTTGATTAAAATACTTTTCCAACTCTCGAAGAATGAACAGCCCTCCTATCTTGAAAGACTGCTCTATCACCTTTCGATGTTCCTTAAATTCTTTTTGGCTTCTTGAAAAACGAAACGCCTCGTTCTCTAATACAAGTACAAACTTATTAAATTCAGCATCGGTCATTTGCCATCACCTCCTTCCTTTGGAAGTAAATCTTCAGCATAAAGCCATTGAGTAATTTGCAGACATCTAACTAGTATTTCCCAACTACAATCTATGTATTCTGTTCCGAATCCATTATTGTTAGTGGTTTTAAACATGATGTAACTATGACGCTTTGGCTCTTCACTAGCAGGATGCCACAAATCCTTTAAAAATTCTTCTTGCATCCATTTAGCGCAATCCACAAAACCTTCTTTATAGCAAGCTTGCCAATATTCGGAAATAAAGGCTCCCTCCGCATGTTGCTTTGCAACTTCTTCTATTTTCTTATCATTTAACATATCTAACCCTCCACATTATTTGTAGTTCCAAGCAAGTGTTCATTGCCATCGTAAGGAATACATTGAATCCAAGGGATACCATTATCGCATCTATAGTAGAGTTCATCTTTATAACCAAACAAACTTACTTCCCATATATCATCTTCATTATCTCTAACCAACACCTTATCAAAAGGTTTAAGCTCGACTTTTTTCTTCAAGTCCACAAGCATTTTTTTGTCAGCATCCCAAGCCTTGTTTTCCTTTTTTAGAGCTGAAAAGAGTTGTTGTTTCTCTTCATCTGTAGCAAGATGAGATATAGATTTCTCATTTTCATCTATTTTTGTACCATAGGTTAAAACCCTGTGAAAATAATCAAAATACACATAGACATCTGTACCCCCTTTGAAGATTAAAATTGCATGATAATGTTCTTCATCTTCTTGGATGCTAAGTATATCCCCATCCTTGAACTCGGGCTGCTTCTCGACCTCCAGAGTCTCACGATTGAGTTTGCCACCCAGTATTTCCTCTATAGTATTGATGTAGGTCTGAGCAGCATCACCTTTCTCAATATCGAAGTCTTGTGTCATAGCAATATTACGTGTATGAACATAAGAATATCCAGCTTTAGTTGCTTGATAGTTCAGCTTACCTGTGAAAGTTGTATATGTATCATCGTTAAACTTATCAAAGATAATATGTGAGTTAACATCTTTACAAACCAACACATCACCCCTCTTCCACGAGAACTTAGACCAGTCTGCCATTTCCTTAGAAGGTTGCAATACACATTGACCTGCTTTAAAGAATTTGCCATCGTACCAAAATCTATGTTGGTTACTTGAATTGAGTTCTTTAACCACAATAGATTTCTTTTTACGTACATCAAGAACTTCTTTAAGCTCTACTGCTCCACATATTGAGGAATACAACTTAGTACCCTTCGGCTTATCCTTTAGGATTTCCGCTACATTAATCTTATTTCCCATATCTGACTTTTTTATATTCATTTATTCTTCGCTAAAATATTTTTTAACAAACGCTTGTTCAGTGAGCCATTTTCCTAACCCTACTCTAAAGTAACGTTTTGGCTTGCCTTTCGCAAACCCATATTCGTCACGAGGTGTATTAACACTCATATGTATCTTCGGAACATGATTCACCGATACGTATGCGGTTATGTATTCATCCGAGAATGCCAAATGCTGAACTTCACGGAACTTTACACTATTAAAGAACATTTCCTTCATAAGCCTTAGTCCTTATAGATTGCATCAAGAATGCTTCTGAAATTCGGATTATCAATAACGGCTTGGGTATCTTCTTTGTTCTTGAAGTAAATTGCTCCTTCGTTATAATTACTACTAGAAGTAATACCATATTCACTGGTTCGCATGATATTATGCTTATAGTCTTGAGAATTCCAGTCCGGTTTCCAATCTCCATTATAACACTTAGCTATATCCATTAACTTATCCAATGCATCAATTTTATCTACATTACTATTAGTAACATTAGCAACGACAGGACAAAGACCACGGTCTATTAAAGTAGATATAACATCCTCATAGCTGAAGGGTCTCTTCTTGAATGCTATAATGCCCGCTTTCAAGTCACTTTTTTCAATGTCCACTTCCATTCCTTTAGGAATATCTATGATTAACTTATTATCTAGCATTTTCATTTTTCTTCTCCTGTATTTTATTCACATCATTTCGTATCTTGCGACTTTTCCACTTCTTTGTAAGACGCATAGCCTTTAACAAACGATGGTCTCCGGCTAGCTTTCCAGCATCCTTCTTTCCACAATAATAGCCTTGCCTATAAGCCCAATATCGGGTTTTATAGACTTTCTTCATTATCTTCTTAGCTTGTCTTATTTTCATGTCAACCTCACTTTCTATGGAAAAACGTTCCATGACACCAATCGCTGCTTTCAACATACTCATGTAGTTTAGTACATCTTCCTGCAAACATACCATTGAAATGTTTACAACGACCGCATTCCTTTGAAGTTCTCAAAATTGAACGAAACAAACTAACGTTAGCACTCGGCATATTTACCTTATTCCATCTGATAGTTGCTTTCTGATAGAGATTCTTTAATCTAGGAATGAATCTACTCTCTTTCTTGAATGTATATTTTGAATCAAAGTAACGTGTGTCCGTTCCTCTCTCCATCATATTCAAGATTTTCTTAGCTTGTCTTATCTTCATATACTACTTGTTTTTATAAATTTCACATGTCCCCTCATAAATAGTGTTATTACTATAAATGTCATTATATTGCGAAATGGAAACCAATTCGTTTGCCTTCATTCCCTTAAGAATTTCATCGTACACACTTTCTATTGCTCTTCTCTTCAATTGCTCCATACCTGATTTGTCACGGCAATAGTATTGCATTTCAAAATTCGACATTGTAACTCTTGAACGAAGCTTAACGACTTGTGGCTTTATGTATCTAACCTCTATCTTTGGCTTGATGCCTAGTTTGTCAGCTAGCCATTGTTTCCATTTCGGTTTTACA